TTAACGACCGAATCTGGCGCGGGACTGGAGGGTGGCTACCTCCTGCTCCATTTTTCTCAGCCGGGCGTCGTACTGGGAGGCCTGGGAAGCAGACTGCCGCGCGATAACCAGAAACTGCTGCATGACGTCCAGAATGCGCCCGCTGGTCTCCCCCTGTCCAAACATCTGCCGGGCAAACTCGCCGATCATGGCGTTGTAGCCCTGACCGGTTGCAGGCTGGGGTGCGGGCTGCGGATGAGGCTGCGGAGCCTGCGCACCGGCGCGGATCCGCGTGCGCACCTCATCCTCGGCATCCAGATCGCGGCCCTCCGGGGTGACGCGTCGGGGTCTGGCCGGCTGCGGTCTGGACATGGTCGTCAGGATACGGCCCAGCTCGCCCTGGACCAGTTCCCTGACCAGGGAGACGACGCGCTGCCCGGCGGCATCGTCCGCGTTGATGCGCATGCTCAACGCCTCCAGCTGCTTGACGGTGGCCTCATTGAGGACGCCGTACTTGGCCACGTCCTTGAGAATGGCCACTATTTTGGCGGCCGCTCCATCTTTGGTCAGGCTGGGGGTGATGTCGGCCAGGCTGTCCAGCTTGCCCTTGAACCGGCTCGCCTCCAGGTCCTTGCGCTCCAGGGGAGTAAGCAGGTTGCGCTCTCCGGACGCGGCTCTGGAATAGCCCTTGATCATATCATCCACCATCCACTTGACCTTGGTCTGCAGCTCCCTGGGCAATCCCTTGAGGGCCTCGTCACGCATCCGGGCCAGACGCGCGGAGTCCTGCTCGGACATATAGCCGGCATCGGCCATGTGCTGCCCCTCGGTCAGCAGGCGCTTGAGCTGCGGAGTCTCCCGGTCCTTATAGTCCTGACCGGCGGTAAGCTGGTCGTAATGCTCGCGCCAGCGCTTCTGGACCTTTTTGCGCTGGCTGGCCAGCTCGGCGAGGTCTTTCTGGCGACGTTCGTCGGCGGCCACGGCGCTGGCCTGGTCGGCCTTGGCGGCGACGATTGCCGCCTCCTTGGAGTTGATTTCCTTCTGGTACTGCAGGAGCTGCTGCTGGGTCGTGACGTTGGACTCGTCCAGCTGGAGCTGAGTTTCTTTTTCTTTGAGCTCGTTTATTCTCGTTTTGTCTTTTGTCGATTGAGCGTCTAGTTCTCTTTTTATTTTCCCCAGTTTGACATCAGGATTATCTTGAGCTGATATAATCCCTTTATTAACTAAGTGTTGCTCAATAGCTAGCAATTTATCTAAAGCATCTTCTTCTTTTTGTTTTTGTTCTCCTATGAGTTTCAGTTGATCAGAATATTGAGTTATCGCGTTTCCGGCAGCTTGCATGCCGTCTGCGTCTCCATGATTTTTAGCTGTAATGTATTTTTGCCGAGCAGTCTCAAACTGTTTTTCTATGTTTTCTCTTCGTTGCTTTTCTTGCGGATCTTCTCCTCTCTTTACAATGGCATCAAGGATCTGATAATCATCGCCCGTCATCCCTGCATGAGGTAATTTGGCCGCCTGCTCCTGCTCGGCCTTAATCAGCTGGACCTGCCTGGCAGTCTCGTCGCGGGCCTGGATGGCAGCCTCCAGCATGATCTGCTGGCGGTCCTCACGGGACTTGGCAGCGGATTTGGCCTCGGAGGCGTCCAGGTCAGCCATCAGGGCGGCAGCCGTTTCTTTGCTGATTTCCCCTCTGATCTCGCGGGTCTTGACAATGGTGCGCTGCAGCTCCAGCTCCTTCTGGCGGAGGGCATCCACATGGTCCACCTCCGCCGTGCGGTTGACGGCCAGCTGGCCGATGAGCTGGATGCGCTGGGTGTAAAGGTCGTTGATGGCCGTGATTTTGCGCTGCTCCTCGTCGTAGATGCGCTCGCGTTTGGCATTGGTCAGCGCGTCAGTATAGGCCTGCTCGCGCGCGGCGGCCTCCCTGGCCAGCCGGTCTTTAAGTTCCCGCGCCCGTTTGACGGCGGCCTTGTCCACGCCCTCAATGTATTTTTCCCAGCCGTCCAGGATGGCCTGTCCCCAAGCTACGCCCCGGCCGTAGGCAGCCTCCAGCTCGTTGGGGATGTTGAACGTCGCCTGTACCTTGGCCTTGAGGTCGCCCAGTCCAGCCGCTGCTTTCCTGGCTCCCCGTTCCATTTTGCGCCCGGCTTCCTCTCCTTTGCTTCCTGCCTTGTCCATCTCATCGCCGGTGGCCCTGGCCTCCTGTCCAACCTTGCTGACGGCCTCCTGCACACCCTCTGCAGCATCGCTGGTCTTATCCAGAGCCTCGGCGGACTCCTCAGCGGCATCCGTCACCTCTTCCAGATTGGAGGCGGCTGCATTGTCGTCCAGCTCGTCGTTGACCTGCTTGGCCGTCCTGCGGACCTTGTCCAGCCCCTTGTTGACCTGATCCAGTCCCCGCGTGTCGGCCTTGGCTTCCACACCTACCTGTACCTTGTAATCCTTGTCTGCCATGGTGATATGATAGTTATTAGTTAAAGTTTATAGATGGTTAAGAAATGTCTCCCGTCAGAGTGAGGGATACCTGCAGGGCGGCCCAGGCCTTGCCCTCCATGCCGGGGAGGCGTATGTCCTCCGGACGGCGGCCCATACTCGGACCGTCCGCGCCGAGATCGTGATCGCTCGTGAGAGGCAACGGCTGGGCAAGATCCACCGTAGCGTGATAGGTTCTGGTCCGGCCCGGACGGCCCCGGAAATAGCAGGACAACCAGGTAACGGCTCCCTCCGGGTGAAGGGTGAGCGTCTCCTGGAGGTCGAGCCCCCAGGCACGGGCGCGTCCGAACGTCGTAAATGCCCGCACCACCGTAAAAGACATCTGCAGGGAGGCGTTGCCCCTTGACGCCTGGTGCATCCAGGGACTGCCGATGACGAACTCGCGCTGGAGCTGGACGGAGGGCTTGACCTCCACCAGCTCCGCCATCACGTCGTCGTACTGGCACAGCACGATATCCCGGAGGCCGTCCGGACGGTAAATGACCGTATCAAGAGACAGATAGTGCATGATTAGTAATGGAATATGAGTGATTAACGATTGGATGCCGTCGTGAAAAACTTGAAAAACGCCACGGCGGCGGGGTCCGTGATGATAAAAGCCGGGTAGTCCGAGACTGTAAAAATCCTGCGGCCTTTGGTCTCCGCATGGACGGCCTCAACGGTCAAAGACACCGCATCAATCATTGTATAGGCACCATCCTCCGCAAGGGTCAGGACATCTTTTCCCAGCCTTGCCCACACCTGCACCGCCTGCCAGTCCTCACCCATGCCCACCAGAGAGGCCACTACCGCCTGCATGGCCGGGGCCTGCTCCGCGGGTATATCGGCAGGAGTGTAGCGCGCCGGAGGTCTATAACCGCCCTTGTCCTGATAAATGGCCGTCAGGGTGAATTCCTGCCATTCGCCAGGCCGAGGAAACTGTATCTGTATCTCTGCATTATTCATGATTAGAGAGGTATGTTAATATCTTCAAAAGCCGCTGTTTCCTCGGATTCAATGGCATTGACGGCCATTGCTTCCAATGCGTGATAGGTTGGATTGGTCAATCCATTGGAATAAAGGTGCCTGGTGCCTGTGCCCGCGTCGGCTGAAAGGGCATATGTTTTCTCATTGCGCGCGTCAATAATCAGGGCGCTTACGCCTGTTCCTGCCTCGAAAGCGATGAAGCCGCGGAGAGAAGCTATCTTGAACAGGGTATTGGCGCCGCCTCCTCCCAGCTCCATATAAAGAGCCGCCTTTTCCTCCCGCACTGCTGTACTCGGCGGCCCGCTCTGCATGTAAATAAGCCTGTTCAGCCCGTTCGGCATCAGCTCATTATGGCCTACCGGAAGAAATACGGTTGTCGTCTTCACCTGCCAGTGTCCAACGGACGATACATAAAAAATTTCCCTTACTCTGATTTCATACCCCTTGCGGACAGTATCGTAAGGCGTATTGATGGTAACATCGATGATTTCCCCATGGTTGACGGCCAGATCGTTCCCCGGAATCATGGAATAAGAATCCATTGTCAACCCGGTTCTGTTGGTTTTTGATCCGCGGCCTAATCCAAAAGTAAATTTAGCGAAGGCTGTCGCGTTGACCGCAAGGGAAAATCCGCACACGGAACTGTAATTAAATTGACCGTTAGGTCCTGTCAGGGGAATAACCGCTGACCCGTACGCATTGGACCCGGCAGAAGCCGCGCCCACCGAAAAACGCTGCGTCAACCCGGCAAGAGTACCGTTGGAAGATTTAGAAATGGAACCCGCGACTGTGATCGAACTGGAATTAAGGTATATTGGCTGAACCAACGCTGATACAGCCCCGGCCAATCCTGACGTATAAAAGCGATTAACCGCGCCCGTATCGGTCGGCGCACCCACGGCAAGCGGAATGTTGACGCCGCCATTGGCGTTAATAGCCCCGGCCGCCGTCAGACCTCCGGCCAGCGTCATGTTGCCGGAGGCGTCCACTTGAGGTATGGCCGCCAGGGCGTTAGCTGCCGACGTAGAGGAATTGGCCGCGCTGGTGGCAGAGGTTGCGGCATCGGAGGCAGACGTGGACGCGGCAGCGGCGGACTGGCCTGCCGTCCGCGCCGCAGCCTCGGCGGTCGCGGAAGATTGGCGCACATCCCGCCCCAGGCTGTCCAGTTGCCGCGCGGTGGCCAGCTCTATTCCTCCCAGGGTGATGCCGTCGTCATAGTCCACCACCACGGTCATTAGCGGGGCCATCGTGCCGTTCACCGTGGGAGGGTTGGCCACCTCCGTCACCAGGCCACGACCAGGGACGGAAGGGGTCAGGACGGCGTGCATCCCTAAGGCATAGGGCGTCATCTCCGTCCCCTCACACACCTGGATGATAATGACATCTCCGCGCGTCAGGGGAACGCCCGGCGTAAATACCCACGTGGCCGTCTGGCCGCTGCTCAAATCGGACACATAGGCGGAGGTTCCGATCAGGCTGTAAGCGCCGTCCGTCAGTTTCCAGATCCGCAGGCAATACTGATTCAGGGCGGGATTGGTGAAAAAATAAACGGTGGAAATGCTTTTCAGGCGGCAGCTGTCGGGCAGATGCCCGGCCAGAATCTCGTCTCCCCAGGTCATCGCGTAGCCTCCGACGATGGTCCAGGTGTCGGCGGCGGTCCCGCTGGACAAGGTGGATTGCCCGGTCACCGCTTCCAATTCCACTCCCGCCTCCTTGAGCGCGTCCGGCAATTTATTTGCTACAGCCTCATTGACCAATTCCCCGCTTTCCACCTGTTCTTCCAGCGTTTCCACAAGCCGCTTTGCTTCATCCCGGGCCGCTTCGGCCTGTCGTACAAGCTCCTCAACCGCAATGGATGGGTTTTCCACAATGGTCACGGAGCCGTCTTCCGTTTCGGGTATGGAGATATCAAGAGCGCCGGCCGCGGCCGCGGCCTCATTCGTTCCATCCGGAGGCGTAACGCGGGACACTACATGCACGGCTCCCTTCAACAAGGGGTATTCTTTGCCCGATGCGTCGGTCAGAAAAATATCATACGCGCCGCATCCGGCGGCCAGCCTCGGCCATGTTACCAATGCCGCACTCGCCCCCGTAACGGCACAGTCCAGCATGATCACCCCATCCTGTACTACCGCGCCGCGTAGCGTCATGCCGCTGATGTCCATATCCTCCCCGGATGGAGAAATAAAATGCAGCGCAAGAGACTGCGGCAGGGATTCCGTGGCGTGTACGTTGTAGTTGGCGGCTTGCCTCATGCACGCATTATCGCCCCAACGCGAGGGAGGGTACAACAATGTCAAAATGGGCTACGAACAGTCCTAAATGGGATAAAATTTCCCCGTATGTTTGACGGCGTGCTGACTCTTGCCCACAATGGGCCTGTTGCCCTCTCCTGTCCAAACTCCGGAAGCTCCACGAAAGGAAGCCCATATAGCCCCCAGCAAGGCGTCCGCGCGGTCAGGAGAAGACAGGTTGCGAGCCTTCATCTTGTCCTTCTTCTCGTTCCGAATCTTGGAATCATCCGTGAATTCCTTCTTGCGGGTGGTCAACTGCGTGTAAAGCTTCTTGTCCGGGAGCCTGGACCTGATATGCACTCGCCCGGTCATGAGTTCCAGTCCGGCGTCATTCCAGCATTCCGCCGAGAGATTGATGTAGCGGTCGCGGTCTTCCGGAGGGTTGTTCCCAAAGAACTCATTCGGATACCAACCTGATTCATTAAAATCGCTGATGACAGCCAGGCCCATGCCCGGAGCGTCCACCCACAAATCACAATCCGCAATGCCCAGCCCCTTGAGGGTGGCAATGCACTTGCGGACACTCTGCACCGTGTCCCGCTGTCGTTCCGCGTATTCAATCCAGGCTTCGTTTCCGTCGCAGATGGCAAGGACTGTTTCATCCCCGCCCGCGGCAATGTCCAGGAAGGCCACGGGGCGCCCCCTGCGCGGCTCGTAGGGCTGCCGCTGACCCCATTCCAGTTTTCCAGGGTCAATGATGTACAAATCTCCTTCCAGCGTGAATTCCGCCAGCACGACGGAACGGTAATAGGAATCATCCTCATTACCCCCCACACGGGCCAGAATGCGGTCAATGCGCTCCTGGGAGATATGGGGGCAATCAAAGGCCGTTACCACCATCGGACAGAAGAGTTCTTTTTCCTCGTGGAAACAGCGATAAAATTGCCCTTCCGGCTTGCCTGGGGATGAAAGGTAGATGCAGAATTGAAGCGTACATCGTTCAATGGCGTCAAAGATTTCATCAGGCACTGTCTTTGCCTCATCCACCACGAAAAACACGGGGGAAGAAGGATCATCCCCGGTAAACTCGTCCGCGTCAAACAGACGCGCTTTCTCCTCGTTGCGGGGATCTTCCTCCTCCTGTCCCTTCCGCTCATCCTTGAATTCGTCTGTCACGCGACCGTGCCATCCTTCCGCCTTGCCGGCATGGTTGGTTGAAAAGCCTTCAATGAAGCCCCCTTCCGGGGTTTCCACCCGACAGTTCTTGAGCCATTTCCAGCCCGCAAGAGAAGGGTTGTTCCGGTGCCGTTCCAGCGCCGGCCAGAGCTGGTTCTTCACCTGGCGCCATGAGCCGGATGTAATCGGCATGCGCCCGCGGGGGTAGCGCCAGAGAAACCATAGGGCAAGGATACCAATTACCTTGTCCGTCTTGCCGGAACCATTAGCAGCGCGCAGGGCAACCCGCTTTCCCCGGGCAGCCCTTTCAAGGGCCCGCATCTGCCATTTGTACAGCCCTGTTTCCCCCAGAATCAGGGCGGCAAAGATGACGGGAGAGTCTTCCGGCCTGACCGGAGCCCCTAGCTTTCTTCCTCGGACCATATTTCTCTCAAGGCTGCCACTAACGGAACGATTGCTTCTGCTGGAAGTTTATGGGTCACCTCTACGTTTTTTTCCCCACCTTCCAGAGCCAGCGCCGCACGGTCTCCGTACTTCTTCGGCATCAGCTTGGCAAGCATCCATTTGAGCGTGTCTATTTCCAATTTGACCGCTTGCAGCATGGTTCCCCCTATTTCGGCACGTGGGGCCACTTCATGCCCTTTCTCCACAAGGTCAAGCAACTTGTCTTCTAGGGCGGCAAGCCGTTCCTCGCACGCGCGCGCGTATTGGTTTGCAAAATCCGTGTTATCTCTGGCCCAATTCATCACCGTGGGATGGGGAATGCCTTCCTTTTCGGCAGCCTTCCTCAGACTATCCCCGCAACGTATATGACCGCAAATGCGTTCAGAGAGGGCAGCGCTATACCTGGAAACATTTCCCTTCTTCCCGGTCCTCTCTTTCTTCATTTCGCATACTCCTTATTGATTTTTTCCCACCCTGCCGGGGGTATATCGTCATGGCGGGGAACGTACGCCTTTCCGGAGAGTTTCACATATCCTTCAATCCAGCGCAGCCCTTCCGCGTCAGCACAGCGTTCAAAGCTGGGGCAGTCCGCGTTATCGTAAAGGATGCTATCAGGTTTACGCTCATAAGCGCTACATTCCATACTACCCGGGTTGAGCTTCTTCTTGGAGCACAAGAGGCATTTCATCAGGAGAGGGTGGGATGTTTTGCATCCTTTGAAATCAGACTCCCAAATTCTCTTGTGCGCTGGTGATGTTTCTTCTTTCATATCATTATTGTATCAATTCACAGTCAATGATCAATTTCCCGTTCTGGTTATGGAATTGGAGAAATTTGAGGGTTCCTCCCTTCTGGATGATGATTTCATCCTCACTGCTAAAATAGGTTTGCGGGCTAAGGCCGTCCCAGTCCTTACCGGCCCCTGCCCCGAATCTGGAAAAGGGCTCTGCATAAATGGCACGGGTTTTCTTCTTCAGGAGAATTCTGAACAACACGGGACGGTTCATGAATCCTTTCCCCTCCGCTACGGCAGCAGACATGAAACCTTCGTCTTTGAGAGGGTTTCCCACTACGGAGAGATTGAGCATATCAACCAGCTCGTCTGTTATTTCTTCTCCTTTCCAGTTCAAAGCGTCTTTCAATTCCTTGTAAACCCCACAGCCACGGAAAACAACCATGTCTTGAGGCACTTTGCATCTGTCAATGACTTTGGCGATCTGTTTCGCCTTGGCGTTGGACTTCCCCTTCCTCAAATCGTTGTTGATGCGGGCATATCCATTTCCGGTGTAGGAAAACAAAGCGTTCTTTTCCAGTCTGGATGCCTTTGCCCACACTTCCCCGGTAACGCTTCGCAAAAGGTCATCAGCTTCCTTATCCGTCAACGGGGCAGGCATCTTCACCTTGGGGACATCTCCCAGGCTGACCGTGTGCGTGACGGCTGGGGCTGGCGCAGGAATGGGAGCAGAGGGAACCTTGATGACTTTCTCCGCCGTTTCCCTGGCCTTTTTCGCCACTTCCTGTGAGGGAAAGACAACCTCATCAGATTTGTCCTGTTTGACTCCCCAGCGGTCTTCATAGACCTTTTTCAATTTGGCCTTCAGTTCCTCCGGCAACTTCGCCGTACTGGCCTTCTTGCCGTACCCGTACCGTTCAATCAGATCAATCCCGAAGCGCTCCGCACCCCTTGGACGCTTCAACGGCTCCCCGGGTTTGAGTAGTCCCAGCCGTTCGCATTCTTCCCGGGAAACAGGCTCCTGATCCATGTAGGAGTTGAAGCCGAACGGCGGCCAGGGGACCTCAAAGCCCCCGAGGCTGGCGGCGTTCATTTCGTCTGCCCAAAAAGTAAAGTCGGTTTTAAGCCGGACAGCGTCTTCGTTGACGACATGAACAAGCCGCTTTGTCTTGGCTCCCGGAAAGCGGATGAACCGGAAAGCAGGCCATGCTTTGAGATTGGCCGGTTTCATGGCTGCCTCCCATTGAGCAGCCCCAATGCTTTGCCGGACGTTGGTCTTGAAAATGAGCTTCAGACGGGCCAGAGCACCGATGTTTTTAATATCGTTGTGATACTTCGGGCCTTCGGCGTCCGGTGGAACAAGCCCCTCGGTTTGGAGCCATTGAAGTGCCTGGTTGGAAAAGTCCGCGGCGCTTCCTACCTTGATAACCGTTTCCCCATTGAGTAAAGTCTCCTTTTCTCCTGTCAGATAATTCTTAATCAACCTGTGCAGCCGTTCCAGCAATCTGATATTCTCCACCTTGGAAGAGAAAAACTTGTTTTCCTTCATGGCAGCGTTCAGAGCAGCCCATTCCTTTGAATCCATGCCGGAGGGTGTGGGATGTTTTGCCAGGAATTTTTCCAGGGGTGTTACCATAGGGGCAATTCTGGATGTTCAAAGGGGGGAGGTTCAATCTTGCCAAATTGGGCTACGTGATGTTCCAGAATGCGGACGGCGGGAAGACGGTAGAGTCCGGCGGATTCCAGAGCATTGATAATGCTGTTGGCGCGTTCTTCGGCTTCCTGTCTGTCGTTGGTGCCAAGTCCCAGCTCGACAAGTTTGCCTTTTTTTCTGGGATCCACCAAAAGCGTTAAGCGCAGTTTGTAGGATCCGGGCTTTCCTCGCCGCGTCGGCTTGTTTTTTCGCAGGGATGGTTTGGGGGGTCTCATTTGTTGGTGACGGGATAATTCTGTTCTTCCTCGTATTTGGTGAGTTCCGCGGTCCAGCGGAATTGAATACGCCCCAGCCGTCCGAAGCGGTTTTTGCCGATGATCCACTGCGCTTCCGTGGGGTCGTGCTTGTCGGGCTTGTACATGTAGGGGCGGTGAATCATGATGATCTGGTCGGCGTCCTGCTCAATGGAGCCGGAGTCGCGCAGGTCGGAAACGACCGGTTTGCCCTGGGCGTTCCCGGCTCTTTTTTCCACGTCGCGGTTGAGCTGGGCCAGCACCAGGACGGGAATATTGAGTTCCTTGGCCAGGGATTTGAGGCCGGCGGAAATTTCCGAGACTTCCCGTTCCCGGCTTCCCCGGGCCTGCTGGGTCGTGGAGCGCACCAGCTGCAGGTAGTCCACGCCGATGCATTTGACGCCGTGTTCCCGGACCATCCGGCGGCCCCGGGCTCTGATGCTGTCGATGGTGAGGGAGCTTTCGTCGTCGATGTGCAGCGGGGCGGCCGTGATTTTTCTGACGGCGGCCGTGAAATGCTGCTGCTGTCCAACCGTCATCGGCCTGCCGCGGCGGATGTCGTCGGAGTTGATGCCGGCCATGCCGTAGAGGATGCGTTCCAGGAGCTGGGATTTCGGCATTTCCAGGCTGAACATGCCCACGGGGGTTCCCCCGAGGCAGATGTTGGTGAGGATGTTGACCAGGGCGGCGGTTTTCCCGACTCCGGGCCGGGCGGCAAGCACGATCATGGCGCCGGGCTGCAGGCCGTCCAGGGTCAGGTCCAGGCGGCGGTATCCGGAGGAGATTCCTTTGATGGCGCCGGGGTTGTTCATGCGCCATTGCAGGTTTTCAATGATGGTTCCCACGGCTCCGCGGATGGTTTCGGTCTGGCGGACGCCGCACCGGTCCCGCAGGGCGGACATGCCGCGCTCGGCTTCATCAAGGGCTTCTTCCGCGCTTTTGAGCTGATCGCCGGCAGCTTCCGCCATCCGGGAGGCAAACGAGAGCAGCGCATGTTTTTTGGCGGCTTCCGTGACCATTTCCAGGGCGGCGGCGGTTTTGTACCGGGCAAGGGCTCCGTAGGTGGCCGTTTCCACGACTCCGGCGTGCCCTCCCACGGCGTCAAGCTGGCCCTGGGCTTCAAGGCGGGCGATGACGGTGAGGGCGTCCACGGTTCCTCCCGTGCCGGCGACGGTTTCCAGAGCGGTCCAGATTTGCTGGTGCGCCGGGAGGCTGAATGTCTGGCGGCTGATGCCCTTGTCCCGGAGGTCCGCAAAGGCCTGGGAGCCGTCCATTGCCTGGGAGAGCACCAGTTTTTCGGCGTCGATGAGTGTCTGAGAGTCGATCATGTTTTTTGAAATTGTTGATTGTTAAAGTTCTTCAAGGTTGCTGTAAGGGTCTTTGTCTCCGTTCCCAGGGGGTGGCGGATGGTTGACGGCGTAGGAGGTAGCGAAGCTGATGGCGTCGGATTGCCATTTGGTCACGGGGATGCCGTTGCGAGTCCAGTTGACGGCGTCCCGGCTCCCCCAGTAGGCCGTGGCGCAGTCCGGTATCTGGTCGGGGGTTAAACGCACACGCCCCGCAAAGGCCGCGGCCCGAAGATGGTCTTCGACTTCTTCCACGGTGCACGGAGAGGGGGTAAGGGGGTGAATTCCTTCCTTCCCTTCCTTCCTTACGGTTTCTTCATGGGTTATGTCTGGGTTATTAAAAAAAACCGACTGGGTTTCTTCTGGGTTTTCGGAAATAACTGACATTGGTTTTCCGTGGGTTTCCTTTTCGGTTTCTACACTGGTTCCAATGTCGGTTTTCCTGGGTCTCCCCCCAAGTTTTCCATTTTCACGGGCGGTCTTCCGGCGCGTTTGCACGCTGGCCTGAATTTCATGCGGATAGCCGAATACGATGAGATTGTCGCCGTCAAAGTGGTAGAGTTCGTTTTCCACGCTGATTTCCTGGTCAGTCACGCCGCAGGTCTGCATCCAGCGGCGCATGCCCCAAGAGCGGCAGTCCTCAATGATGCCGCCGTTTTCCTGTTCGCAGCACCAGGCCAGCAGAGAGATCCAGGTGGCGCGCTGTATGGGTTCCGCCCCGATATATTCGGGACTGGAAAACAAGGCTGTTGGGATGTTGATGAATTCCATAATCAAAAAAGCGTCAGTTGGGGGTTGTAGTTCATCCACAGACATTCAATCTTCTTACCGCCCTGCGTGTCGTGAGAAACCTTGCATTCCTTCCTCCAGCCGGAAAGATGCCTGGAATAAAGGTCGGAATCATAGCCAGACAGAACAACCTTGCCTTTCAAAGATTGTAAAAAGAAAAGAAGCCGCTCATGATCCTGTTGATCGTACTCGTGTTCGTATCGTACATGGTTGCCGCGGGTAGATTGCACATAGGGAGGATCCACGTAATGCAGCGTATCCGGTGAGTCATAGCGAGCCATGACCTGCAGGGCGTCCATGTTGTTAATCTCGATATTCCGGCTTCGCAGCTCGGCGGCACATTCCCGAACGATTTCGGGATATTCCCTCCATGTTTGAGGATAGGGAGTTGTGCGGATTAAGCCGTTACGCTTGAACCCCGGCTTATGGATGCCTCCGCCGTAGCTCATCATACTATTGACGGCAAATCGGAGAGCATCTTCAACAGGATCTTCAGCGATTTCAAATGACCGGGCATAGGCCGTTTGAGCGTAGGGCGTCAATTCCAACAGGCTGGCCAGCCGTTCGGATTTTTCCGGATCTCTCAATACCTCGAAGAAATTCACCACCCGGTCATAAAGGTCATTATAAACCTCCATCCAGGCGGGCTGTTTGTTAAGCAACACAGCCCCGGAACCTCCGAAGGGTTCAACGTAGATTTTATGAGGCGGGAAAAAGCTGATAATCCAAGGGGCGATTCTGTTCTTTCCTCCGAGGTATCGAGCCAGAGCCCGTTTACGTGGTGCTCTCGTGTTCATGCCCCCTCCTTTCTCGGCTCCCAGTTGTCACTAAATCCTTCATAAACTTGTGCAAAGGGACAGCGGAAACATTCACTACAGGGCGTAGCGTAGGGGTGTGTTCCTTCATGTTTACAGTTCGAGCAAATTCGTCGCATAGGATGCACCCACGCCCTGCACGCGGCCCGCTTCTGCCATGCGTCCCTAATGGCATCTTCAACGCCGTACATTAGCCGGGGTTTGCCGTGATAATCGCTACATTCTCCCAGGCATTCCGTGAAACGCATGAGGCTTTTCCGCTCTTTCAGGATGCCGCGGGCTTCTCCATAGGCCAGGAACGCTTTCTGTTCAGGCGTCATGCGAGCCTCCTTTCTGCTCAATCTCCCACGGCCATTTAAGCACGTCGTCCGGGCGGCATGAGCCTTTATCTGTCCTGATCCAGGCATCATTCACATCAACGTCCGTAACTGTAGCCCAGTACTGATACTTAAGAGACCTGTCTATAAAATGTAACTTATCACCAACCTGCACCCTCATGATGGGAGGGAATCCGGAAATATATTTTTCGGCATCCTTCCATGCGTCTTTCTCCGCGGCGTAGCCTCTGTTCGTTTCCCAACGGCACTGTTCGCACCCCGCGTGAAACAGAAGAGGCCTGTCGCTGTAGAGCACGCGCTTTTCTATGGTAATATTAAGTTCATCAGAACAACGGAGGCGTGAAACATTGTTCACCGTGCAAATAAGGTGCTGCGCCCACCGGGCATGCCGTTTCGTGGGGTACTCCATTCGATAGCGGGCGATAATCCCTTTGTGGTGCACAATCGCGGCCTGAACTTCATATTTCCCATCGTCGGTTTTCTTCATGGGGCAAACCTGCTGGACGATGATGTGAGGGTTCCGTTTCATGGCTCTGCTCCTTCTTGCACGGTGATTGTTATTTGCGGTTCTGCGCCCCACCATTTATCCACGGACGCGGAATAGACCTGGGCGTCATCTTCCCAAAATCTCAACCTAGTCAGGACATCCTGCAGGGTTTTGGCCAGGTTGTCCCAGTCCGGTTTGGTCGTTTTCGGAATGAGCCCGATCCGGTTTTTTTTCGGCTCGCTTTTGCGGTAGGGCCAGACGAAAGCCAGTTTCAGGGAGACCGGCCCCGTCAGGGGCCGGGCCGGTTGATAAGGTTTCAGCAGGGTCAGGTAATCGCTGATGACCAGTTTCAATTCTTTCGTGTCCGCCAGTTTGGCGTGTTTTCCGATGTTGACGATTTTTTTGTTCTGGTGCGTTTTCGTCGGGGGAACGATCGGCAGCATGATGGTTATCGGCTTGTTCATGGCTGTTGATTAGAAGGGAATTTCGTCTTCTTCCGCCGGCGGTCCCGCCGTGGCGCTCATGTGGTTGTTGGCTGGCAGGTCCGCCGGGCGCGGAGGCAGGGACGCGCTGCCACGCCCCGCCGCTACCCTGTCCTGCGCCGCCATGATGGCCCGGGCTTCGTCCGGCCCCAACACGTCTTCGCAGTTGCTGAATTCGGGATAAGTCCCGTCCGCCCTGGGCTTGTCTCCCTGTCTGACGCTGAGCCGAACGTAGCAGGGTTTGCCGAGGTATTCCGCCGGGTTGATGATGACCTGCTGGCCGGGTTGGTAGACGTTCCCGGTGACGTTTTTGACGAACAGGTCGATTTTCCAAGCCAGGTCTTTCGAGTTGGTCAGGTAGTAACGGACCGTCGCCGCCCCTTCAGGGCCGAAGGCTCTGATGTGGACGGCCAGCTGCGGGCATCCCCGCGTTTTGGCGCCCTGGGAGATTCCTTCTTCCATTTTGACGATTTTTCCTTCGTAGACGCCCGCGGGGAGGAATCCGTATTCGCTGGGCTCGCCTTCTGATATGTAACTGAACATAATGGTTATTTTGTGGTTGCGGTTTTGGAGACGGAGATTTTTTTGACGTAGGAGGATCCGGCCCCCGTCCTGACCAGTTCTTCCGGGAATTGTTGTTCCGGCAGGGCTTCCGCGAACAGGGCGCGGAAGACGTCCGCCTTGAGCGGGCCATAGGATTTCAGGAGTTTCGGCACGCCAATCCAGGTGGCGTATTTGGCGACGTCTTCCGGAGCGACGGTGTCCACGCCTTTCCGGGAGACGCGCCTGAATCCGGGGACTTCCGTTCCGTTGTTGAGGTAGTCGAGGATTTTTTCTTTTCCCTTTTTGACGTAACTTTCCAGCACAGCCGCCTTGGTGACGAATTCCGCCAGCCTGGATGGGTTTTCCGCGATTTCGGCGAAGCTTTCTTCCAGCGTTCCGGCTTCCGCCAGGGTCAGCATTTCCTGCGCCGCCCGGTTCCGCAGCGGGCAGGTGTCCTGCGAGGCGCACCAGCCGCAGTAGTCGCAGAGGCGCGGCCCGCCGCCGCGGTCCACGGCGTCCACCACGCCGTTGACGATGGAGATGGCTTCCCGGTAGGTGAATTTCCGGGTGACGATTTGCTGCTGGTCGCAGTAGAGGAGGTGGCAGGTGATTTCATCCAGGAATTCCCGTTCCATGAAGGATTTCGCGTAAGAGGCCTGCTGTTCCCAGTAGTTGCGGATTTGGCCGCTTTTGAGGTCGAAGAGTTTGCCGAGCGCGGGACAGAGGCAGTCCGCTTCCCCGCCTGTCACGCGGGGGTGCCATTGCGGGAAGGCGCAGCGGTTTTTGTCGGCAATGATTTCTTCGCCGGAGCAGAGCGTCCGGACCGTTTTCACCGCCCAGAGGATGGATTCTTTTTCATCGGCTTTCAGGTGTTCACACGCCCTGAATTCGTCCACGCCCATGAGCAGGGACCGGAAGGCGTCGTCCATGCGGGTTCCCCGCCGGGCCGCTTCCCCCGCGTCGGGGGAGGAGACGTAGCAGGGGCATTGCGCCAGCTTGGGGAGCAGGGACGGCCTCAATAGTTCCGTGGCTGGGGCCGGACGAGGCCCGGCAATGTCAGCGAGGATTTTTTGCAGGTCGTCCAGGCTGACGGCGTATTCCGCTCCGTCCAGGGAGAGGACGGCATGCCCGGTTTCGCGGGCGACGTTGATGCAGGTGACGGTTTTCATCGGGCGGTCGGGGTGTTGTGCTGCAGAACGGCCGTGTTGAACCGGTCGGGGGCGGAGAGGATGAAGGAGGCGAATTTTTCCGAAACGGCTTCAAGGCCCTGCCCCGGCTGGATTTCCTTTTTGTACGCGAGGAAGTTCAGCGCTCCCGGCACGTCGTTGATGACCGCGGCCAGTTGGTCCGCCAAGGAGGGAGCCGGTTTCTCCTGTTGTACGGGAAGAGGCTCCTGTTTTTCGCCGGCCGGAGCGTTCCCGGAAGGTCCGCCGCCCTCTCCAAACAGCAGGCGGGAGATTTCCCCGGCGTCCATCGCCATCACCGCGGGCATCCCGTGCCGGTTTTTGGCTTCCCACGGGGCGGAAGGAGAGGTGTAGACCATGCGTTGGTTTCCTCCATGTCCCTTGCCGTCCTGAACCGTTACGACGAAGTTGCAGAAAAGCATGGCGTCAGCCCATTCCTTGACCAGCGGCGCGACAAATTTGGAGAGGTTCAGTTCATGCTTGTCGTAGGCTCCGGCAGTCTCCGGCATTTCAAATTTGACGCGGCGGGAGTGTCCCACCAGCACCACATTCATTCCTGCGCTCATCAACGCGTTGAGGCGTGACAAGAGGTCCATGGCCACAGGTTCGATCATCTTGTACCCCTTGCCGTATCCAAAATCTTCAATGGATTTCAGGGAGGCGTTGGCCCGCTTATTGTGTTCCCTGATGAAGGCGTTCACAAACAAACGCTCGCACCAGTCTATGGAATCAATGATGACCGTCCGGAATTCGTGCCCGCCCTGCGTCAATTCTTCTATCGCATTGATCACGTCTCCGTAGCTCCGGCAGTCCAGCCGGGCAACGTCGATGTGGGAAGATCCCTGTTCCGTGTCCAGCAGAACAGGGGCGGGCAACCCGGCCGCCAGCGTGGATTTTCCCACGCCTTCCGGCCCGTAGATGATGACACGCTGCGGACGCTGCTGCACTCCGCGCTTGATGTTTTGTAATAGGCTCATATTATTTCCTTGTTTGATTGTATTCAGGTCGGGTGTCAGTTCCTGCTGGCCCCGGCCTTTTTGCTTTCAGGTAGTTAGAGATTTGCATTGAACGAGCCGGTTTTGCGGTAGCGCTTTCCGGTCGTTGTATCAGAGAGTTGTTCAATAATGGCGGTTGTAACCCGATTCAGGTCCACGTAAAGCACTCCGCCACACTTGACAATCGGGAGCAGTTTTTTACCGTCGGCGCTTTCCAACATGGCCCGGCTCGGTTCAGAACCTTTGGCAAATAGTCCGCATTGTGCAAACTTGGAGAGCCTTACCAGCCGGGACGGCAACGGGGGAGCAGTGATATTGATGTTGATTTGAGGTGTACCGGCAAATGTCGCATCGGCGTTTTTAGGCCATGATTGAGACAGGACATCAGCTAATCCTTTTGAAATGTCTCTGACCACTTGTTCAGGCAACCTATGGTCTTGGTTCATAATTACTTAATGTTAATGTAAATAAAATAAACAATCGTGGAGATCCCAACCAGCAGAGCGGAAAAGACAAGGTTCTGTACGATACCGGGCCGGGGGTTGAGTACGTCTTCCGGAAAGCCTATCGGGCGGCCGTAAAGGGATTCCATTTTCTCGGCGCGGTCGCGGCGCAACCAGTATTGTTCGTTCGTCATTTTTTTCATTGTTGTTCAGGGGGCGGGTTACAGTTCGTGCCAGCCGAGCCGGATAAATTCGTCAATCAGAGCTTCTTCCATCATGCTGCGGGCTTCTTGGGGTTCTTCGGGCGGGGAAGATCGCGGGGCGTGGTCAAGTGAACACGGAATCCCCTGCGGAATGATTCTCGTTCAAGGATGCGAATAATAGCCTCCGAAGGCTTCAACCCTTCTTCCGCTTCGGCCAGCAGATGGCTCTTGCAGCCGTCCGGCAATTTGTCTAAGTCGATTTCTGTTTTCATGATCTCTCGTAGTTGATGAAATCTTTTTACGTAAAAATCATGAACACGTCAACACACATTTCATGTTTTATGCGTGATATTTTCTAATCAATAGGTTGACTTTTCATGAAATGTGCGTAAAATCAACGTATGACGCCGACTAAAGAAGACGTAAAAAAATGGCTCAAAACTATAGGTAAGGATCGCTTTTGGCTTTCAGGGAAACTCAACACGCCTAAAAGAACCATAGACAACTGGCTTGCTCCCGGAGGGGCATTCCCTGCTTATGCAGTTCTTCAGCTCCAAAAACTAATGAACGGAGAAGCCGAATCCTCTCCCCGCATCGTCATCGACTTCACAGATGAAGAATGGGACATTATCTGTGAGGCCGCTAAAGCCCACAAAGAAACCTTCCTGGAATTCGTCAATACCGCTATTCAAAATGCCGCCAAAGAAAAAGAGGCAGCCCGCAAGAAGTTTACCCCGGTAGAAACATTCACAGCCCCTCCCTTGGAGGCTCAGGGACGAATCATCGGCAACATTGCCGCCGGCAACCTGGCGGATGGAGACACCATTCCGCAGGACATCCGGCTATACCGTGAACTGGAAAAAGGGGAATACCTGCTGCGCGTGAACGGTCACTCTATGGAACCTTCCATTCCGGACAGCTCCGTGGTCATCATGAAAAAATACACCATCCCCCCCATCCCCAAACCTGGAACCATTGTTCAATACCATGATGAACGCGGCGTGACGCTCAAAAAACTGGTTCGCAGGAAAAACCCGGAAACCGGCAAAATGGAATACACCCTCCATCCCATCAACCCCAATTTCGGAGACATCGAACCCATGGACGGCGGCAAAATCTCCGGCATCTATGTGGAAACCCTGGATAGGTGGGAGAAAGCTTAATATTCTTTAATATTTTACTACTTTAAAATGGCTGAAAAAACTCTAGACGAATTGGATGATTTTATCCCTTGTGTAGATGAATATATTGATACGGATAATTTTTTTAAAGATATTAAAGGGTTAAAAAATTTGTATCTTTACGTAACAGAGAAACAATTATTTTCTATTCTTGAGGACAAGGCTCTAAAACTATCTAGGACAGAATATACTAATGATACAACGGAAAATATTTACTCTGGTGAAGATTCTGTTTCTCCGACAGTCAAAGAATATGGGTATATTTGCTTATCTTCAACAATAACATCCCCGATGATGTGGGGACAATATGCGGAAAGAGGCAAAGGGGCATGTCTTGTTTTTTCGTCAGAATTTTCAATAAGAGGAGGCTATGTGGATGTGGGTTATCATTTTAGCAGAAATTCTGGATTGATGGATAGGTTTAAACGAGATGTTATTATGCGTAAAGTCTCATACGTCTCCGATAGAATAAACAATAATAAAGGAAATCGTTATGATTTGATGTCAACAAAATATTTTGGTTGGGAACATGAGCAAGAATACAGAATCATTGTCCCCTTATCCTCCGCTCATCCAAAAGAAGTAAAAAACAAAAAAAGTTCTTTTTCCTATATCTATTTGTATAATAACATAATGCCCGCTTTGTCACGTGTAGTATTAGGCGTCAATAATTCCTTGGATGAATATGATACGGAACGAAAAATCAATAAATCACTTCTGGGGCCAGCTCCTGTACAATTTCCTATAAGAGTAGTTAGGGCTTCATTAGCCCCTTCAACTTTTTGCATATCTCCTAATCTGGATAAAATCCATCAGCATGTATCCAACCTATGACTTGATATCTTTTCAAAAACTGTTCTGTCCTTGATATCAAAATCAAGGGCTTTTTTCTAGTAATACGTCCACGTTGGGAAACGTGGGCGGTTTTTATTGTCATCCCACTTCTTGATGTATCGAAGGGCTGGTTAATAAACATACACGATGCGGTTTACCGGCCCGCATACGCTCTGACGGACAGCCAAGGTGAACACGGCGTAAAGGGGCAGAGACAATAGGGAGGGGGAAAAGGTAGGCGGCTATGATGGGAACATAGAGCAGAAGCTTGGCGGAGGAAGTATGGATTGAAATGACGTATCAGATGGGGTGACTCATGTAGCAAAATCGAATAGGATAATTCCAACAACGTGACGAGTATTCCGAAAAAGTTATTGGGCCCAGGAATAAAATCACTTGCAATACTGCATAACATATATAAGAGTAAATTCGTCACGAAAGTTCTGCCATGATTCCCTTAAATTACTTGTGTTCGTTGTCTATTGATTTAGCATGATGCCGGTAGAACTTGTGCGATCATGCCGGAACCTCAATACAGAGAAAATTTACCAGAAGGATGCCCTTTACAAGAATCTCAAGTCGTGCAAGACCCTATGATCATGTATAGATGCGTACACAATCCCCCAATTGAGAAAGATTTTGATTCTTATGTGGCCCTAGGGATAGCTACCGGTACTGAACCTCGAGATATTTGCCTAGATCATGCGGTCTCTTTATTCGGAAGTCGCGAAAAGATTGTGAATGTGCAAAAAAAGCTCCGCCTTCCTTTGGCAAGAATTACTTTACAGAAAGGATCAGGTCGGATATGCCAAGACGGGAAACCGAGAAGAAAACATTATTCGTGGTGGCCTTATGCCTCATGTAATGTTTTGGAATGCATTTCTGATATTGAAAATTTTTGTAACGAGTAACTTGAATAAATAATAATCATAATTTATAATGGAAACCATCTTTAAAGAATCATTGTTTGATTACGATGGCCCTTTTTTATTTATTGTCCAGAGTGGTTCTGCTCAATATATGGCTGTAAAAATTCGACAGAATGATGTCTATAAATACATTGTTGTTCCTGTACTAGAACAACAAATCAGAGAAGCTAAAATGGGGAAAAAATCTGTAGATGATATTTTTATGGCATCTGATTCGTGGTTTACAGGACATTTTACATCAGGAAGACTCTATTTTGAATTGAAAAAACAGAAACCTCCTATTAGTGTATTAAGTGAATATTTTGATGGCACTTTTTACTTGGATCCGGAGGATTATGAAGAAGAATTAACTCCCTGTACATCATTTTTAGAAAATGATTCTCATATATCAACTGTATGGGAAGAAGAGCATTCAAAGACTGAAAAAATCAATTCTACTTCTATTTCTCCATTGGTTAAATTTAATAAAGATTCTGATAAAGATGGAGAATTAAGATTTTCTTATAATTTCCCTTATTCTATAGAAAATCAATATTTAAAAGACTATGCCGCCTGAAGATTCGTCAATACAAGTTAAATGCCTCCCTTTCCAATTAAGGGCTTATTATGTTTCCGAATTTAGTATTCGGACAAATAAAAGATTTGATAATAAAAAAGAACCTGATTTGAAGTTTAATTCATTAAAATTTGAACTGGATTTTGAAGAACTTGATTCTGAAAAGGGAGCGCAAAAATCAGAACACTTGAAAGGTTTTAATTTATGGGAAGTTAGACTCAATGTTTCCATGGATGAGAAAAAAGTTGAAGAAAATAATATCCCTTATTCTTTTTTCATTGCTCTTTCAGGGCTCTTTTCCTTCCCTCAAAAAAATCCTACTCCAAAGGACGATCAATTGCGTTTTGTCCGTATTAATGGGCCTTCCATTCTGTATGGATTTGTGAGAGAAATAGTCAACTCTTTCTACGACAAAGGGCCATACCCAAGCCCAGTGCTTCCTACCATTTCTTTTTATTTCCCTGAAAAAAAAGAGGATGATGGAGAAAAAAAGGATTCTTGAATCTATATCTCTTCCTTTTACTCGCCCTTCTCCGGTTCTCCAGAGAAGGGTTCTTTTTACCCTCAATCTTACCACATCTACAACAGTCTTCACTGGATTCATCAGCGCAGCCCCAAGCGTCATTACTGCTCGGCAGTCTGAATAGCCTTATTCGTCATGCTGCTGGCAATCCCGCCTGCCGCGCCGAACACCCGTCCCAGCCAAATCACCTGCTTCATGTAATCCTCAGCTATTAAAAAGACTGATTCTTCCATTCGGACAGCGTTCATTGAAACTCTCCTTTCTTCTCGTATCTTCGACATCACTTATGCGAATACGAGATTTAATCAGACGGTTACGAGATGCTGGATTCATTCTGCAGCAAGGGCAAGGACGGGGTTCCCATCGTGTATACGATCATCCTCATGGACAGACGGTAACTATCCCGGGCCACGATAATGACAATGCCCCCCACTATCTTATAGCTCAGGTACGGGATGCTATTGAAGCTACAAGTGGAACCTGGGAAGATTAATAGCCTGACTCTATTCAGGAGCTGCCTTTATCGGGGCAGCTCCTTTTTGTTGGGCACAGCCCTTCAATACCAATTCCAGTATATATTTTTACATAATGATACTGAAACAATGATTTAGGAGTTGCTTATTCTGAGAAGAGAGGCTATTATTTGGCCTCTTTACGTTAGAATGCTTCGCCCCTTGGCCTCCGGGCCAGGGGGCTTTTTCGTTACTGCTACCTAGAGTCGAGAAGGAAATATCTCCTAAAATGTTGGAAATAATCATTTCATAATGCCGTTGAAAGAGTTAAGCAAATTATTTACAACTCTCTATATTTCATGGTATTATGAATTTGTATGAAACTATTCTCTCTCATTTTAGCTGTTATTTCCCTCACTTCATTCTCGGAGGCGCACCCTGGCGGCTTGGACGCCAACGGCGGTCACTACAACCGCAAAACGGGGGAATACCACTACCACCGGAAACCAGCGACCAAACCGGCAGCGGAAGAAAAAACGTACTGGATCAGCTCAACGGGCAAGACCCATAACAAAAACTGCCGGTACTACCGGGCTTGCAAAGGGCGAGCCAGCGATACGCCCAGCGGTGTGAACTGCAAAATTTGTGGAGGATCATCTAAATAATAAAATCATAATAACTATGACACAAGAAAATAAAAACGATTGCTTTATAATTATGCCAATTGGAGACTGTGATGGATATCCTAGTGATCATTTCCATCATGTTTATCATAATATCATTAAACCCTCTGTTGAAAGCGCTAATTTTATCCCTATTCGAGCCGATGAAATTAAATCAACTAATCTCATACATTTAGAAATACTTAAAAAATTAATAGAAGCTCCAATGGCTATATGTGACTTAAGCACTAGAAATCCAAACGTTTTATTTGAATTAGGAATTAGGCAAGCTTTTGATAAACCTGTTGTTTTGATACAAGAAAAAGGAACTCCTAAAATTTTTGATATATCTCCTCTGCGTTATTTAGAATATTCAAAAGATATGAAATATCATGAAGTTTTAGAAACACAAAAAGAATTAAAAAAATATATAGAATCGACTCAGTCAACAACAAGTGATAGTGAAAACGTTAATTCTATTGTTCGATTAATGGCAATTGGTTCTCCTGCTACACTTCCTACTTTAAAAAGATCAGATAAAAATGCTCTAACTTTAGAGATTATATATTCACAAATGGTGGAGTTAAAAAAGATGGTAGAAGAAATTATAACACAAAAAACAAAACCTTCTAAAAATACAACAATTTCACCTACTAATTTTTCCAATAAATCACTTATAAAAATATTAAATGAATTTAACAACTCTATATCTAAAAACAATTTAAATAAAGAACACAATAAAATATCATATGATGAAAAAGAATATTTAGAAAAGAAAATGAACGATTCAGAAATTACAAAAGAAATTATGCAAACGTTAAATAATCTCGAAAGATCAGTATATCAAAAGACGAATAAATGAGAGTCGTTTGGCATCAACTTCCAAAACCGTCTCACCATCTCTCCAGTAAGCCCTGCCATATTGGTGTATCTATTCCGTAGAAGTTCGGCAGAACGGTGTCCCATTTCCATTTGGAGTTTTCCAAAATCCGCATAGGTTTTCGCATGGTAACTGGCAAAGGTGTGACGCAGCACATCTTTAGGCCAAGGCTTTTTCTTTCCCCACCCAGCCCGGTTCCTGACAGCTTCCCACCGGGAGCGCCAATATTCCGGAACAATAGCACCCTTACGTGCCTTCTCTGGGACCAAGGACAACCATGCCCGCAAAGCCTCGCAGATCGTCACATGCCTTGCTCCCCCTGTTTTGGAAGCTGCAGCCCTGACAGTAATAACGCCATCCTCGAAAGATACGTCTTCCCACGTTAACCGCATCAATTCTTCTGGGCGAATGCCGGCAAAAACGAGTATCGCCACGGCAGGTTGAACGGATGTCAAATCCAACTGGGAAGAATCATCCGGCAAAGGCGGTCGGCAAGCAAGCAGCAATCGTTCTACTTCTTCAGGCGTCAATGCCCTGATTTCCCGTTCCTGCGTCTTTAACGCATCAAGCATGCGGGTCGGATTGGAAAGAGCCCATCCACGCTTCATAGCGAGCGTCCAGACGCCGGAAAAGACTACTCTCGCTTTATCCTGCTGAATCGGTGAATCAAAAGCCCTGCCAAACGCCTCACGACATTCCTCTCCTGTAATGCCTCCAATGGGGCGCACACAAAAATCGGGACATCGTTTCTCCATGCGACGAATCATATACCGAATTTGCTGCAAGGTACGCTCACGCCGCCTTGTGATTTTTTCCTTCACACGAACCATTTCCCAAGCGGCTTCACTCCAGGAAGGAGACTTCTTTTCATGCCGTATCTGTGCGGCTCCCAATTTGAAAGCATGCTCTATTTCGGCTATATCTCCTATCCCGGCTTCCTGCATTCTTTTCACGAGTCGGCAAGCATCCACCAACCCTATTCCAGAGCCCTCCAAAATATCCAGCGCAGATAAAGCTTCTACCGCCTGAGCTTGGGTTAATTCAACAATCCCGGCATCCACAGCCACTTTTCCAAGCTTGATTTCCCCGGCCGCCGCCAATGCTTTTTTATAGGAGGGATAAAACCGCTGTTCCCTCTTTCCGGATTCCGAAAAGGAGGCGGGAATTGAGAGGCGCCAGCAGGCTTTCCCCATCTTTTCACGGGAAACATCTTTTACAGGCGTCAAAGGAGCCGCTTTCTTTTTCCGTTTCTCTTCCATCCCGGGTAACTACTGGGTAACTATTTTTGACCGGAGATACAAGCAAAAAGGGGTAAATTCAGCATATTTGAAAACAAAAAAGGCCCGCCAAAAGCGAGCCTTTAATTTACATAATTTACTGTTATTTAGAGAAGTACCCCCGACCGGACTCGAACCGGTACGTCCTTGCGGACAACAGATTTTAAGTCTGCAGCGTCTACCATTCCGCCACGGGGGCATTGACCGGACGGCACTCTACAGGAATGCCGCCGGGATTCAAGCACGAATCCCTTCCGGTTTTTAATATTAATCACGAACTTCCACCACCATGCTGATTTCCACCGCTACATTGAGCGGCAGGGCGGATACGCCTACCGCCGTGCGGCTGTGGCGGCCAATTCCTCCAAAGGCTTCCACCAGCAGATCGGATGCGCCATTCAATACTTTAGGATGATCATAAAAATCCGGGCCGGCATTCACAAATCCGTTCACGGCCACGATTCTGGATACTTTTTCCAGAGATCCCACCGCCTGCACAATAACGGCCAGACGATTCAAAATAGCGGCGCGCGCAGCGGCCTGACCTTCTTCCACCGTCAGCTCCTGCCCTACTTTACCAAAGTATTTGTCGTCCCCGTTTACGGAGATGCCGCCGGAGAGGTGAAGCAGGTTGCCCGTGCGTACGCATTGCACATAGGAGCCTACGGGAGCAGGAGCATCGTAAATGGCGTAACCAAGGTCGGAAAGTCGTTGACGTATTTTATCCATATAGAGCATTTGACAGAAGTTGAATTGAAAGGATACACCGGAAACAGTTGCATTTCCAGATGCCTTTCATGACATTTTGAACAATTTTCGGTCTGTTTGCACGTAAAATGATTGCCATCCACCTCATTTAGTTGCTATTGAAACAACCCGTACATGATGACCGACGAAACTCCTTCCACAGACCCCAAGCAGCAGATTCCGGACCTTTCCGGCTTGGCCGACTTTCAATTTGGTCCGGCCTGGGCAAGACCGGGAGCCCGTCAGGAACGGCCTGCGTCCTATCCGGAACGCAGGTCCGGCGACAGGCAGGGAGGCGACCGCCGACCGCGGCGCGACAACCGTGAAGGCCGCCAGCCCCGGGGGGAACGTCGTGTTGACGGTCAAAGCGGAGAAAGAAGGTTTAACCGGGAAGACCGCACGCGCGGCTCCTTCCGCAACCGCCGCGATCAAACTCCCCGCTCCGCCATGGCGGAACCGACGGAAGGCCTGCGCGTGGAGCTGCGCCCCGTGGATTCCGGCCTGGCTGCCCTGCACCAGGAAGTACAGAAACACCGCCGCACCATTTCCCTGCTGGACCTTGCCAAGGTGGTCATGGGTTCCTACGACCGTTACGACCTGGTATTCATGAAGCAGGAAAACGGCCCGGATCTGTACCATTGCAAGCATGGCGACGGAGCCTGCTTTATTTCCCGACAGGAGGCCGTCAAACACCTCTGGCAGTCCACTTGGATGCCCAAGTATTACGAATCCGTAGAACAGGAAGTGGAAGCTCCAAAAGGAGATTTCAAAGCCATTGCCAAATGTTCCTTGAACAACGAGTTGGTAGGTCCCGTTAATTGGCACGGCTACCAGTCCGCCCTGATGAACCTGCATCGCACCAAATTTGCCAACATGCCTTTTGAGGCTTTCCGTTCCAAGATTGTGACGGACAAGAGCGAAGAAGCTGTCCATGCATGGCAGGAAGCCGTTTCCAAACGCACCGCCTGGAAGCCCGTTCGGGAAGGAGCCTCCGAGGTGCTTCTGGAATCTCCCGCCGCGGTAGAACAGGATTTCGAATCCAACCACTTTGACGAGTGCTATGACGTTACGGACAAGGTGTTCGTCAACGGAGCCGTGAAAAAGAATCACCTCTCCCCCGGTCTGTGGGCGCACCTGATCCAATTATCTGGTACCACCCGCCGCCATCCCAGCATGCTGATTCCAAACCTTTGCCACGGGTTAGCTCGGCATCATATGCCTATTTTCAAGTGGAAAGGCAACCATTACACCGGCCCGGCGCGCCCCAAGGCCATGGAAGAAGGCACCGTCTTATCAGATTCCCTGATGTCCATTGCCACTTGGGCGGCCAATAATCCCGGCAAAGGCGTCGATGCCATGCTTAAAGAGCTGGCACCAGTCCCGGAACAGGAAAAGGCCACGGAAGAAGAAGTAGCCCAGGCCATGGAAAAACAGCAGAATTTGGTCCGTGATCTGCTCTGGCTGTCCGAACAGGGCTATATCCTGGTTTTCTCCAATAACACTGTCAGCCGCCCAAGAACCGTTTCCGCCCAAGCTCCTTCTCCCAAGAAGGCTCCCAAGGAAAAACGGAAACCGGAAGAGAAGGGCCAGGACGCGCCGGCACCGGACTCCGCTGCACCAGAAAAACAGAAGGCAACCTCTTCTTCCGAGGCAGCGCCTGCCCGGGAGGAAGCATCTGAAGAAAACAGTGTGGTTACGGAAACTGAGGAATTTCCCTCCGTTCCGGCGGAAGAACTCCCTGAAGATAATATTCCGAAGAAGGTTTCCGCAAAAGCCTGACGCCTTCCCTTACCCCCCTTCCCGTCATACAGTCCGCAGGATTATCTTGATCCTGCGGACTTTGTTTTGTAGAAGTGGGAAAAATCAACAGGATTTTACAATATGATCAGTACAACAATGGCAACTGCTCTTAATGAGCAAATCAAATGGGAAATGTATTCAGCTAACCTTTACCTGGCCATGTCCGCCTATCTGCAGGATGCCGGTCTGACAGGTTTTTCCCACTGGATGCGCATTCAATATCAGGAAGAAACCGCTCATGCGCTGAAATTTTATGATTTCCTTCTTTCCCGCGGAGGCCAGGTTACAATGCTTTCCATAGACGCTCCGGATGCAAACTGGTCCAATATTCTTGAAATTTTTGAAGAAACACTGTCCCACGAACAGGAAGTCACGCGCCGAATCAACGAACTGGTGCACCTTGCCAAGGAAGAACGGGATTTCGCCACGGATATTTTCCTGCAATGGTTTGTCACCGAACAGGTAGAAGAGGAAGAAACCGTCAAGGACATCATCAGCAAATTACGTATGATCAAGGGAGAAGGACAGGGAATGCTGGTTCTGGACAAGGATATGTCAGCCCGCACCTTTACGCCGCCTCCCGCCAACTAGTTGTTGCTATTGTTCTCCGTCCATTCTCCGGAAAAGAGTTCCAGAAAAAACTTACCGGAGAATGGCGGAGGAATAAAATAGATTGACGGCATGTAATGATGTTGCCGGCAGTAATGCTTTATTCCATGATTTTCTGCCTGCAATGCTGCAAGCAACTGGAGTTGCTGTATTGCGGCAGCTGGGACGGCAAGCAATGCCGTCTTTCTTATTTTTCAGGAAACAGGCCGGCGGATCACAAAATTTTCCGTTGGGCGAAATAGCGAGGAATGACATAAGAACCACTCGTAAACAATAAATGCTGAAAAAATTAATGAATCACGCATCCCCAGCAAACCGGTATCATTGAAATGTAATGGTAACGGCTGTAAGTTTCATGGTCGTGAACATTTGATAACGGACTTTCAGAACATGAGCCTGGACGGCGCAATTGCCCTTTTACACGCCGTGCCGATAACAAATGATGCGTCATCTGTAATGGAGTATTTATTAATGCGGTTGATGCGCCCGGCCCTTTCACTGCCACTGGCCTATTTTCAAAATAGGCCGTTCCGGATAATAGGAGTTTTACAGGTAACCTCTTAGCACCCCGGCAGTCTTTTTCCGGCTCCTTGAGCATTTTCCCCTATTACTTCCGCCTGCCTTTGACTTTTGGGGAAGAAGCAATTTTTCTCTCCCAAAAGCAGAGCGTCATTCCCAGACCGGCCCTGTAACAACACTTGCTCCATTAGTATGGGGCAGGTTTCCTTTTGTTTTTTCCCCTCTTCCAAGACCGTTTAAAAAGGTTTTTCCCGCTTTTACAAGCGTCATAGCCTAATACCGCCGTAAACAAGGAACCGCAACCATCGCGGTGAGGAATGACAGGATAGTTGATATAAGTTGAATCAGGGTTGAAATCCGTTGGAACCCTAGAAAACACGGGAGTTAAGGAGGATCAGACCAGTCATGAGCTATCTTATAAAAGTCGGAGCTGAAAAGAGGGTAAATGACAAGTATCTGATATAAGTACACAAGCTATGCAGGGATGCTGCACAAGAGCTGCAAAGAGTAGGTGATAGAGCAACGACAAGGTAAAAAATCATGATAGGATGCCTCGCATGTGTACACCTACATATTGCATCCCCTTGTACGGCTCCGTTACCGTTATATCCCCAGCAGACCGGAAGAAAAAGAACCCTCAAATTTATCACCTCCATGATACCGCTGTCGTGTTGATATGGACAACTCGTGAGGGAAGTAAAACGACGTGCTGGGTGCGGGATATGCTCGACAACGTGTGGATTGTGATCAGGGATGAGAGAGAAGATGATTGAAAAGAAAAAGGCCGCCAGGAACAACCTGACGGCCTGAATTGTATCATAGCCTAGTCATCACAACATAAAGCACGGACAAAAGGTGTCATTTCCTCGCCCTGATGATCCTCCAGCAGTTGCTCTATCCTTTCGTCAATGATGCACAGGACAGTAGAATAGAGACTATCAGCATACAGTGACTGCTTGGTGGTGACAACAAGCGCTTGGATGGCTAGATTGGACTGTTGGCCATTGCGATCAATAACGTAGCAATTAAGCTTATCGCCCGGCTCTAAGGTTTTCATGATAGTTTTTCTGTTATTTCAATCCGCACATCCACAGGAGGCATGCACCAGGCGGGGGCGTCCGGTCTGGCATCGGAATTGATGATACATCTCTTGCCTAAGATATCGGTATCCCTGAGGAGCTGGAAGCATCCAAAGGCTGGTAGGGTAATCATAGACATTGCCGAGGCGGTATGCGATAGCTATCTCCTGATCCTGGTAGTATAGATCGTACTGCTTGCGCGTAATACCGCAGCCATCCTTGACGACATCCCATACATCATTGACATAGCCGACATGGGTACTAATCAGGTCAACCTCGCCAACGATCCGTGATACCGGGGCAGTAGCGTAGATGATCAATCCATCCACCCCTCTGGGTGAGTGGGAAACCTTGCGCAGCTCCCATATCTTGGAGCCATCCCGGTACATATCCCAGTACCGAGGACGCAAGGGTATCAGAGCAAGCCTCCTGCTCATGGCTGTATCTCCTTTTGTGGAACGATCCTCCATCCACAGTACCCCTCCGCATTACTGGGCTGCTCCATGTCGATGCAAGTTATGCAATCAGCATCTGCCTCGTATTGGTACCTAACCCTGCCAAAGCTGCACTCAACTATACTGCCCTGCCTGGCTTGATCCAGAGCCTGCTCGTAAGTGAGCGGGAAGTCCCCTCCCGGCAGGTAATCCTGCATGTCGATGAGGAGGGAATCAAACTCATCGACAACCACATGGCCGGAAAATCCACTCACTACATTACTCGTCGGAGGAGGCGAAGAGATAAGCCTATCCGCATCCAGCACGGCTTGCTGATACGGCAATAGGTACAGGGGCGTCTCCTGTCTCATCATGGCATCCCCTCCCGGCTATCTTGTGATACAATACGCCATCCAGATCGGGCCTCAGCGCTGCCAATGTCGATAGTCCAGTCCTGCCAAATATGATCCACCAACACCCCTCTGACGGGGTCAAACACTGCCATAATGCGGTATCCTAATGGTTGAGATATGCAAGAACACTCAATAAGTGCACCCTGCTTGGCAGCTTTGAGTGCCTCAGGCCATGTGAGCGGATAAGTAGGATCACTCATGGCTGCACCTCCTGATCTGGCATCCATATATTACTGTGGAATCCCCGCGCGGTGGGATTATGAGGCCCAGGAGTGGGAACAATACGTACAGCCCCGACATGATCAGCCAGCTTGCCGGGCGGCATAGTGCACGGATCAGCGTGCGGTTCGTAGGTCTCCTGCCCGGTTTCAGCGACCATCTTGCGAGTCTCCGCCCGTCCCCGGTTGATGACGGTGTACATCAGGTGCCGGACGTGTTCCACGGCGGCCCAGTTGCGCAATGCCTGGTACACATCCCGGCCCGTGCAAGGCAGGTGCAGCTGGTCGCGCACAATCTCGGCCAGATAGTCCGGAGTTATCTCATAGCGCTGCATGGCATCACGCAGATTGTGGATGGCCTTGTCCATCTCCGACCAGGTACGGTCCTTGACAGGCGCACAGCCAAGATAGGATGCCAGCCTATTATAGATAGGTACGTAGTGCTCCTGGGTGGCTTTGGTCAATGACTCGGTGATCCCTGTGGCTGCCCAGACCTCGTCGTGCCTCCAATCTCTCAGAGACGGGAGGGGGCATCCCTGGGACTGGATACGCTTGTAGGCCTTGCCGGCCATAATGGACAGTACGGCGATCTGTCGCTTGGTAAGTGGCTTATTGTTCATGACCGGGATTTTGTAGAGCCTTGATCAGTTGTTGCCGCTGCTTGGGCGTCAGATAGACAAGAGTGGCTGTTGCTCCTCCTCTATCAGTGCCCGTCCAGATAGTCAGCAGGGTCTGGAATCCATAGTCTTTAACCTCAATCTTAGTCATCCCTGGTACTCCTCTCTACGTAAAAAGTCTCCACCTGTTTGATCTCCAAACCCAGCTTGGCGAGCTTGTGAGGCTTGACATGCTGGCGGATTGCATCCTTGTCAGGAGTCACCTTGGTGACCAGGTACGCCTTGCGGCGCGTAGTCTTGAGCAGGGCGACAATCTTGTCCCACGTCCAGCCCTTGGCGGGCTTGAGGGAGGGCTGCCCCAGACGATAACCGTAGGTGGTCAAAGCGGTGGTGCCGGATTTGCGGCCCTTGGAAAACAGCTCGTCCCTGCGGGGGGATGCCCATTGCTCGGCCATCTTGGTGAGCCGGTCAATCTCCCTGGTCAGCTCGCTGATTTTAGGGTCGTGATCCGTGAGCACTTGCTGCATGGCGGTTTCCTTGGCGGCTTGCAAGGTATCCAGCTCGACGCCTTTGCGGGCGATGTCGTCCAGTGTCCGGCAGAATTCGTCCTGGTCTTTGATAACCTGTTGTTCAGTTGCTTTGGTGGTTGTGCGTATTTTAGCCATTGTTGCGTGTGTGTTGTTTGTTGAGTTGTTTTCTCTTTTTGGCCAGCATGTTTACGACATGCTGCCAGGTAAGGTCTGGCGTGGCGCTGAGCCACTCCAGAAATCGCTCTCCATCTACAGGGACGTAGTACTGTCCGAGCTGCTCCAGCCGGATGGCGATCATGCCCGGCCAGCGGGGGTCGCAGACTTCCCAGTGGTCACAGGCTCCGGGGAAGCGGGAGAGTTGCAGGCCGATGAGATAGGCCAGTGTATTGGGATCGTAGGTCATGGCTGGTCAATGTAGATGTAGACGGGAGGGATGGGATTAACAGGCGCGGCATCGTTGATCAGCTTGTGTATCAGGTCATCAGAGGAAAGATGATTGCCGTGATTGGCGCGGTTCAGATCTGAGCGGATACCCTCGGTCATGATTCTTCGGCACTCCGGGCAGACCGCATAGGTCTGCCCATGGCGCTGGATGATCTCCACGCGTGCGTGCCGGTGGTAATAGCAGTAGATGTCCTCATTCATGGCGGCGGCCCTCTTTGGAAGCATCAAAAAAGCGAGGCAGGAAACGCTTACTCAGTTCTCCCGTGTTGCGATTAAGGTGCATGTTGATGCCTGTGACATCGTGCATCAGGTTAAAAGCATCAGCCTGCTCCATGTCAGCAAGCCGCAGTGGGCACCCGTTGCAATGACATGCTTCCAGGTCCATCTGGATATCCATCTCATCGACGTCGGTATTGCCGTATTTACGGTAAAGGGCGACAGCCCGCTTGGCGATGCGCTCGATGATCTCACGCTCCGCAGGTGTGGCGGTAAACATATCTTTCATTGTTTGGCCTCCCTTGGGAGCCGGTTTGACATTGGGGGCTTGCCGCCCCCTGTCCTGTTGATTGTTAGTGTTGGTGCTGTACATGATGGTGGTGTTATTGGTTGGAAGTTGAGTCAGGCTGGTCGGCCTCAGTGGGGCCGACGGTGATACTGGCCAGGCGGATATTGCCCAGCAGGGCGTGCAGATGGGATATGGCCAGATTGAGGGAGTCATAGTCCGTCTTGGTCAGGAGGGCCACCTTGCAATGGCTGACCCGATCAACATGGATATGCTGGGTGATGTAAAGCAGCTGACGGTGCCGTTCCCACTGCGCCTCGCTCAATACCGGGATAAGTTCCAGAGAAAGGCTGTGATGCGTGGTGATGAGGGCGTCGAGGTCAGCCAGGCGGAGGACCACATATCGGGTTCCTCCCAGGTCAACGATGGTGTATTTAATGGTCTTCTTGCGCATGATTTTTTTGAGGGGGGGGTTATACGTATTCCGGCATCTTGCCGGCTTCCATTTCTTCAAGTTTTCGGACGGCGGCCAGGTAGTAGTCCCATGTAAGGTCCACCCCGGCATTGTTGGCGGCCTCCACCCCTTTGCGCAGGCGCTTGGTGGTCTTGCCGAATCCGTACAAATTGGCCTGCTGCTTGAGGGTGGCCAGCATGGCCCGGCTGGGGGACGGATAGCCGTAATAAGTCCACAGGGTTTCCAGGTCGCGGGTCTCGATATGGTCCGGGAGGCGGTAGATATTGGCCGCCCCTCGCTTGGAGGTTTGCTCCAGGATGCCTTTCCACTTGTCATTTTTTTCGACGTACTCGGCCAGGACGGGCGTGCCCACCAGGAGCATGCCGCACTGGGTCTCGTCGTAGATCTCCCGCAGCTGTTCAATGCCCTTGCGTCCGGTCTTGTCGCTGTCCAGCGCGTGGTGGATCTCGTCGACAATGAGCAGGTGCTCCGGAGTCAGGCGGTTGACAATCTTGGCAATCTGGAACTCGGTGTTCCCCTTGACCGACAGGCCTAATTGGGCGGCAATGCGGTAGAGCAGCCGTCCCGGACTGGTGACCACCGGGCAGCGCACCATGATAACCGTACCGGGATGGCGGCGGGCGTACTCCTTGAGCGCCCAGGTCTTGCCCCACTGCGTCTTGCCCACCAGCATGGAGGCGTATTGGTTGACGTGGGTCAGCTCGGCAATCTGCATCACGTAGCGTGCCAGAGCCGTCTCGATAAACGGCCCGTCAGACGCTGATTGCTGGCGCAGGGCCAGCAGACCGCACAGGTCATCAAGCTTGGAAAGATGAGGGCCGGTCGGGGCCTGGTAAGCGCCAATCAGCAGGCGGTGCATGACCGTCGTGCTCACCGGCAGCTTGTCGGCCAGCGTGCGTAGCGTCCAGTCATGGTCCACTGCGTAGTTGATCAGGTCGGTGAGCATCTTCTTGTGCGCCGGTTTGTACGGCGTATCCTGAATGCGGTCCAGATACCTGCTCAGGTTGGCATTGTTGTTGATTTTTGTAATATCGTCCATATTGTTATTATTGTATCTGTTATGTTATAAAAATCTTACATCGGGCAGGTCGTGGGGCAGCTCGTCGTCATTGTTGCCGCTGGCGGGGATGAGGCTGATGTCCGGCATGGACTCGGCCGCCGCCGTGGCTGCCCTGGTCACGGTCCGCTTATCGGCGGGAGTGGGGGTGAGGGAGTATGCCTGGGCATACTCGGCGGCCGTCACCGGCTTGCCCTCCATCAGGCGCCTGTTGTGCTCGCGCTTGCGGACGATGTCCGCCTCGGTATTGGCTCCGATGATGCGGGCATATTCCAGCTGCTGCTCCCGATACCCGGCCGCCTTGCCCATGGCCTGCTCCACGGCGTGCGTATCCGCCGTGCAGACCCTCTGCACGAGGGAGGCCGTACCGATGACGCGCCCGTCCTGCCCGCACACAAAGAGCTGATTGTCATCGTAGGGGTTGACGTAGCCCTGGTACGTGCCGTGGGCCAGAACCCGGACGGCTCCGTCAGGAGTCGCCACGCGGGCCTCGTAAATCAGGTCTTCATCCCGGATGGTCTTGTCGCGCATCCGGATGTAGGCGCTGGCCACCTTGATGGGGCGGGCCATGTCCGTTCCCAGGATCTGGCAGATGCACCAGGGGGGCAGCTTAATGAGCCTGTTGCCCGGTTTGGCCTCCTCGCAGGCCCATGCCTCGGAGGGGCTCATCCGGCGCCGGCGCACCAGGTCGGCCCCGGTTTCGCAGGCGGTGCGGATGATCTGGGCGGCCATGGACGGCTCCACCTCGGAGGACGGTGTCCAGGAGGCGGAAGCCGAGAGGCGCAGCTCCTCGACCATGAACCCGCATCGCTCCCAGCCCTCCAGCCTGTGGTCGGTGCGGGCGTTGATATCGCTGACAATCTTGGTCAACTCGCGGCTCAGCTCATCCATGGTCAGCATGTAGTGCTTGAGTTGACCGGCCTTGTCCGCGGGAAGCTTGTCCATCGCCTTGATGAGCTGCTCCTCGGCGCGTACCAGCCCGTGCAGGGTTTCCGGGGGCGTGCGGTCGTGGCCGGTGGCTCCCGGCAGATGGCTGATGCGGTTGTGCTGCAGGTTGTGGTAGCTTTCCAGCGCCGCCTTGTGGCGCGGGTTGCCCACGCCCCGGCCGCCATGGCCCTGCTTGAGCGTCTGGCGCACGCCTCCGATGCCGGAGCGGTCTACCTTGATCAGGCCGCCGCTGGCATGGTAGAGCAGTTCTTCCAGCTCCTTGCTGATAGCCGCCGTTCCGTTTTCCACCACAAGGGTGGTGCCTCGTGGGGAGTATCCAACGGTAGCTCCCCACAGGGCCAGGATGCTGCGCATATCCCGCTGGTTAAGGTGGATCATCCTGCCGGTTTCCTCGTCGCGGCGGCGTATCTTTTGCCCCCACGCCACACGCTTGCCCGTAAGGTACTCCAGCACCCCCAGCTGCAGGGGCTGCCCCTTGTCGCGACCGGAAAGCACCATCAAGTCAAGCCAGACGTCGTCAAAGAGGAAATGACTGCCCAGCCAGAGCCCCTCGCGGGTGGCCAGTACCTGCGCCAGCTGGGGAGCGGCGGCCCGGATGCCCTGCTTGAGCGCCACCGTCTCCAGAGATTGGGGAGCGAGCCTCTGCAGGTTGCGCAGGCTCCAGCCGGAGGGGACGCGCGGCCAGCCCGGCCAGTCCTCATAGCCGGGGATGGTGTCGCGCCTCTCCGTCCAGGTCTTGAGCAGGAGCTGGCGGGCCGTGGGGATGCCTCCGTTGCGCTGGCACCGGGTGCAGAGGCCATGCCAGTAGGCAAGGAATTTGCTGAGGGTGACCCGGCTGCGCGCCTGTATTTTACGGTAGCGGCGGTCCACCAGGGAGAGGGGATTGTCGCCGTTGTTGCGCCAGATGTCGTACCAGCGGCGCATAGTCACCGGGGAGATGCCGCAGAGGGCGGCGGCATCCCGGATGGCATCCTGCTGCCCGCCATAGCAGGCGCTGGCCTCCCTGATGCGCTTGCAGGCCGCATAGAGGGCCAGCACTCTGTCCCGCTCCACCAGCGGCAGATCGTCCATGGTGATATTAAAGTCCATTATCTTAAAGTGTTGTTGTACCGTTGGCTATTCCACCCATCGTGGCCCTGATGCTCTGCTCGTCGGCATCGGATACCTTGCGGGCGTAAGCGGCCAGGGAATCGGCAAAAAGCTCTCGCTCCTGGAGGCGCAGCAGATGGACGTAGCCCTGGTCGATAAAGGTTCCCAGCTGTTTGAGGAGGCAGGCAGCGTCCTGCTCGGCCTGGTGCCGGCGGCGCTCCAGTTCTTCCGGAGGGAGGTTGAGGGCGGCCAGGTCATTGGCCAGCTTATCCATGGGGGTGAGGGCCTGCGCCCCGTCAGGGTTGCCGGATCCGGTAAAGCCCAGGGGCTTGACCCTGTCGTGCGTTGTCCGCTTGCGGATGGCAATCACGCCCAGATTGAGCATCATTTGGCGGGGTGTTTCGGCTCCGTCGGTGGCCTTGGCTACCAGTTCCAGAGGGGGGGATGGAGCCGTCCGGTCATTCAGAGTGGCGTCCAGCTGGGCGGATTCGGTGGCAGAGAGCCTGGCCTTAGCCGCTTTATAACAGCGCACATAGCGGTTGGCTGTATCTTGGCTAAATTCAAAATGTAAACCGTGATTTACATTTGATACGGCCAAATTACGCACATGTGCGTAATTTGGATTTTTCCGCCCTATAAACAATTGCCCCCACTCTCCACGGGGAGTCGCGGCCTTAAGCTCGGTCAGCAGCTTGCCCAGCTTGAGTCCTACTGTCACGGCATTGCGCCCGGCGCATGCCGCCATCTCGGCCTGAGCCTGGGCATACCGGTGCAGGCGGTTGGCCTCGCTGACGTCCAGCGCCACTCGCGTCTCGGGCGGTATGGATAAGTAATTGCTCATGATTGATTGGTAGAGTGTTGTTGACGATTGATTTCCTGCTGCAGGATGTAACGGTTGAGGGCCACCCTCAGCTTGACCAGGGCCTTGTCCTGCAGCTCCCAGACGGTCTTATCGGACACGCCCATGTATTGACCAATCTCCTCGTAAGTCAGAGGCTCGTAGTGATCTATGCCACACCGGCGGCGCACCTCCGGTACACTCCACGCAGCACGCCAAATAGACCACTCCTCATCGGTCATGGGTGCGTCCATATCAACAGGGGTATCGTCCATCATCGTATTATCTATCTATCACGGGCAGGATGGCCGTGCGTGGGTCCTTGACGCCGTCGCGCACCTGTTGCTCCTCGGCATCAAGGTACCAGCCGCCCACCTTGACCATCCCCAGGAATGCCAGGGATATAACCGCTATGGCGGCAATGAGTTTGACGACGGTCCGTAGCATCGTTACTTGGTCCTCCGTAGGGCAGTTAATTTCTTACGCGGCAAGGTGCAGATGCGTTTTTTTAACGATTGTCCCCTGTCCGGGGAGCCCTTTAGCACTCGGCGGAGATGACTAGCTGTCACACCCAGCATTTCTGCTGCTTCCGTTGGCGTATACCCCCTGCTAAGGAGCCACTGTAGCGAGATGTCTTCTTGTGTTTGCATTGGTTTTTGCTAATGTCTGTTTTATGGCCGCATTTATGAGGCGGTGTCTAAAAACAGATTATACAAAATCGGAATTATGGCAAGAGGAAAAACTGTAAACAGATTATTCGTAAGCAGACTGCGCGCAAAATTGGTTGACAAAAATCTTAGCCAGAGCGATTTAGCATATATGTCAAATATTGCTCAAGGGGCAATATCAGAATACCTCAACCCAGAAAAAGGACGCTCTCCAGGTGCTGCAGAACTAGGGAGAATGGCTCAAGCTCTAGGTGTTAGCATGGGATGGCTTTGGGGGGTAGAAGACACATCCGACATAGAAACTGCCATCTATACTCAAAGAATCCATAGACTGGAAGGAAGGTTGTTATTTGCAAAAAAGACCTTAAGAGGAGCCTTGGAATACTTAGAAGAAGAGGTTGATGAAGATAAAACATTAGTGACAAATACGTTATCTATACAAAATGATTGCAGTTCAAGGGGCGCCGAAGATGAAACAGAATACAACTACAACAAGAAGCCTAATAATCAATGAATACCGATAAGCAATATTATTATGCTGTAGGGGAACAGGTCCACGGTCCTGTCCCTGCTGAAAGCTTGGTAGCCATGTATCAATCAAGACACATCCTGGCTACAACGTTGGTCTATCCTGTAGGCGGTGACCAATGGATACCATTGTCTGATGTATTACTCCGCAGGCTATCTCAATCACCGACCAAACAAGACACACGTCCCCTTATCATCCCGGAGCACCATAAAAAGCAGGACGAATCCAACACTGCTCTCAATGTATTGGCTATATTTTGCGCCTTCCCGGCTGTGGGGGTCATACTGATATCCCTCTTTAGCCCCTCAGCATTACTGGATCTATGGGAGGTGGGGATATCGAGTATCGTTATTGCACTGATCGTCGCCGTAATTGCCAAGGTGGTTGGCCGTTAATAACGGGACCGCCAAGAGTAGTATAGCATCCGACCGGCTCGTTCTGGTTCTGCTGGACTGATCTTTCGTGCACCCCCCTGCAGATACTCTGCAGGGGGGTGTGTCATACATTAGAGACGGCAAAAAATTGTGGTAAGGTTGAGGCATGGACGACGTGACAATCAAACAATGGTCCGCCGGTCCCCGCTGCACGGTAGCGGAGGCGGCGGAGTTGCTGAGCACCTCCCCTCAGACAGTAAGGCGCATGGTGCGCCTGGGCCAGCTCATCGCATGGCGGCCCAACCCGCAAGGGCGCAAGCTGCTACTCTACCGTCGTCAGGTAGAGTCCCTGGCTGTCTCCGTCCAGGCTCGGGCCGTCAGCCAGGCACGTCTGTTGCAGACGACCTTTAATTTTTATAACTAATTTGCAACAAATAAATTATAAGCAACAAGCGCAATAGAGACAGGGCATCATGTGGGCTAAGGTGCCCTCATGAACAACAACCCGCTTCCTGTTGATAATACTGGTGCGCATGACGAGATCCCGGCTCCGGGTGGAGCCGGTAATACCGCCACCGGAAAAACGCCTTTTTACCTGTCCAAATACTTTTGGACCAACCTGGCAGCCTTGCTGGCTCTGATCATCCCCGATGTACGGGCCTGGCTGGACAGCAACCCCATTGAATTCTTCAGCGCCCTTGGCGCGGTCAACATTCTGCTGCAGTTTATAAGCGGCGGCAAATACCAGCTTGCCGGAGAGGATGGCCAGAGCGGCCAGTCCGCCAACCCGGCCGGAGCCCTCCCGCCATCGCTTATCGCCGGGGAGGGCTCCACATCCCCCGTGGAGGACCGGAGCCAGGCTCCTGATCAGGAGCCGTCGTCCATACCCCCCAGCTCCGGCTCCTCCTCACCCTTATCCGGGACCTCCCGCCTGATGGTCGTCCTGGGAGCCTTGATGCTCCTGCTGGGCGGATCCTGCAGTACGGACGCGGACCCCGTTGCCGCCAGCGTCAGCCTGAGCGACGGGCAGGTGGTAGTCATCCGTGGAGGCACCTCTCTGGTAGTGGACCGCACGGAGCACAAGCTGCTCTGGTCACAGGCCGCTCCGGAGGCAGTTGTGGCTCCGGTAGTACAAGCCACCTCCAAGTGAGCAACTCTTAACTGTCAGCTATCATGATTTACGCAGCATTACAATCCGACACGCTGTCCTGGCAGCGCTCCCTGAAATTCGCCGGTTTTTACCGGGGCCGGCTTGACGGCCTGACAGGCCCGCTGACCCGCGAGGCGGCGGCCCTGTGGCGCGAGAGCCATCAACAGCTCCAGACCCGCTACGGCCGGCTGGACAAGCGCACGGAGGACAACCTGCTTACCCTCCAGCCCCTGGCCGCGCTCAAGGTGCGCCAGATGATGACGGCCCTGCGAGGCCTGGCCGACTGGAAGCTCATCTGCGGCATCCGCACGTATGAGGAGCAGGACAGACTCTACGGCAAGAGGCCCAGAGTAACCAGAGCCAAAGGAGGGCAGAGCATGCACAACTTCGGAATTGCAGGTGACGTCTGCCTGTTTGTCGACGGCAAGGACGTATGGACGCCCAGCGAGGGAGCGAATTCCATCTACAAGCCCGTGGCGGCCCTGGCCCATAAGCTGGGGCTGGTATGGGGCGGGGATTTCAAGTCCATTTACGACCCCGGACATGTCCAGCTGGGCGAGCTGTCCACGGCCACCCTCCATCACGCCTACACCACCGGGTCCGCCACGCTGGCCCAACTGCTCCAATCATGATGCTCAACCTGATAGCAGACGCCGCCGCAGGCATCTCGCCGGAGGCAGTAGGCACCATCCTCGGCGTTGCTCTCGGCTCGTCCGGGACATGGTGGGTGGTCAAGGGCCGCAAGGCTCCGCAGCAATCCGACGATCCCCAGCGCTTCTTGATGGAGGACAAGTACGCGACCCGTGAGGAGGTGGCGGAGCTCAAAGCCCTCCACGCCAAGACCACCGACGACATGCACAAGCGCCTCAACAGTATCACCATCAAGCTCAACGAGATGTCCGGCACCCTTAAACTCATGATTGACATCCTCAAGACCCGTAAAACCTTATGACCACCCGCGCCAATATCAAGATTACCATCCTGCAGGTCCTCGACCGACTGCCCGCTGCCTATACCCAGCGCGTGTCTGCTCTCCGGGCCGAGGTCTCCCTGGACATGTCTCCGAGCCCAGGCACTGCCGATATCGACCTGGCCATCCGGGAACTGGAGGCCCTGCGCCTGATCACGTCCACCACCTGCCTTATCACCGGCGAGCGCAAGTACGCCATCACCGACGCCGGCCGCGTCCAGCTTACCCAGATATGAGGTAACAGTTAACAGTATTAACGCCATGCTCCGCAAACCCAGACCAGACAGTGTGATCGGCTCCCAGTTGCCCCCCATCATCAAGGATGATGTGGACGCTATGTTGTTTTCCGGCGCGTCTTACAAAGATGTCCAGGAACGCCTGGCCGAGGACGGTGTGACACTGAGCCAGGAGGCCATCCGCCGCTACTACCACTCCCAGATCCTGCCGGCGCGTCTGGCCCGGCAAAACAAGACGGCCGAGGAACTCAACAAGATCTCCGTGGACGGAGTGGACGAAGCCACCATGAGGGCCATCCGCTCCGCCGCCCTGGACCTGGCCGCCTCCCCGTCCTGCGATCCCAAGGCGCTGAGCATCCTGGTCAACCTCATCCTCAAGGCAGAGCAGCTGGAGCAGGACAAGCGCCGCCTCAAGATGCTGGAGGCCAAGGCCGCCCAGGCAGACGCCGCCAGACAGGTCACGCAATCAACCCTCACCCCGGAGGAGCGCGACGCCAGGATGCGCAGCATCTTCGGCTGTTAGACAGTAACTCACCCACTCCCCTTCATGTCTTCCCTGATCACAACGCCGCTGGAGCTGCTGCTGCCTTACCAGGCACGGTGGGTGGCGGACGAGAGCCGCTTTAAGGCCGGCATCTGGTCCCGCCAGTCCGGCAAGGATTTTTCTACGGCGGCGGAGGCGGTAAGGGATGCGATGCTGCGGGCCAAGACCACCTGGATGATCGCGGCCCCGTCCGAGCGCCAGGCCATGGAATCGCTGGCCAAGTGTAAGGAGTGGGCCGAGGCTTTTTCCCTTGCCCTGGCCGCCGAGGAAATCGAACGACAGGACGGCCCCAACACCCTGCTCAAGTCCGGCTCCATCACATTTGCCAACGGCTCCCGCATCTTGGCCGTGCCCGGCAGGCCCGATACCGTGCGAGGCTTTAGCGCCAATCTCGTTTTGACGGAATTCGCGTTTTTCGAGGATCCTGATGCGACGTGGCGTGCGGTCCTCCCCTCCATCACCAATCCCCTCCGGGGCGGCGAGAAAAAAGTCCGGCTCATCACCACGCCCAACGGCAAGACGGGCCGCGGCGCCAGGACATACAAGATCATCTCCGACAATTTGCTCCAACCCGTGGAGGGCCGCAAGCAGCACTGGTCCTGCCATGTGGTGACGATTGCCAAGGCCGTGGAGGACGGACTGCCCATCGACATTGACGAGTTAAGAGAATCCCTGGACGACCCCATCGGCTGGGCGCAGGAGTACATGTGCGAATTCCTGGACAGCTCCAACGTGCTGCTGCCCTACGACCTGATCGCTACGGCGGAGTCCGCCAGCGCCACGGTCTCCTGCGACCCGGCCATTTACCTGGGAGGCAAGCTGGACCTGCGCCTGGGCATCGACTTTGGCCGCTCCAACGACCCGACGGTCTGCTGGACATTGGAGCGGGTGGGTGACGTGCTGGTCACCCGCGAAGTGCTGGTGCTGCGCAACATGTCCGTGCCGGACCAGATGGAGGTGCTGCGCCACCGCATCAAGGCGGCGCGCCGGGTGTGCTACGACTACACGGGCGTGGGCATCGGTATGGGCGATGTCCTGGTCAAGGAATTCAAGCGCTGGCATCCGGAGAGTCACGAGTTTGGCCGGATCGAGCTCTGCACGTTTACGCCGGCCTTTAAGCGTCTCATCTTCCCCCGCCTGCGTCAGGCCTTTGAGGCTCCGACCCGCGTCCGCATCCCGATTGACGTGGAGGTGCGCGAGGACCTGCACGCCATGCAGCAGATTTTCCGGGGCACGGACTATACCTATGAGGCTCCGCACACCAGGGAGGGCCACTCCGACCGGTGCACGGCCCTGGCTCTGGCCCTGCGCGCCGCCGACGGCCACGTACAGCACCATCTCCCGGCTCCAGGCAACGGTCGCATCATCAAGGGCGTGGGCCTGTTTGGCGGCCGCTCCCACGGCTCGCTCTTTGGCGGCCGTCCCATCCTACATCAACTCCTGGCAGCATAGTATGATCAGACGACTCTATAATTACATCCTCCACCGCAGGTCCCATGCAGAGGGCGTGCAGCGGGCGCTTACCGCGCCGGACAAGGCATCCCAGGACAGCAAGCCGGCCATGTTTGCCGCACTCGCCCTGGCCGAGCTGGACAAGGTACGCCGCCGCCAGATTGAGCGCGTGTGCCCGCTGGACTACCTGAGCGTGGATACCATACGGCGCTGCCTGCAGGACTGCCAGCTGGGAGCCTATGCCGAGCAGCAGTGGATCTGGGAACAGATGGAGCGCTACGACGCCATGCTGATGACCTGTATTACCAAGCGGGACGACGCTCTGAGCAAGTACGACTGGTCTATCACGGTCAAGCCGGACCTGGACGACCGCGACAGCCTGCTGGCCGAGAGCCAGCAGCGCACCATTACCGACCTGTGCAACGCCATCGTTAACATGGACGAGGCCATCACCGCCCTGTCCCAGGCGTCCCGCCGCCATTACAAATTCCTGCAGCCCTACGCCGACGGCGATGGCCTGCATCTGCTGCCCGTCGACAACTGGCTGATGTGCCGCGACGGTTACCGTGGACCCTGGGGATACAACCCGAATGCCCAGTTTAGCCGCTACCGGGGGGAGCCGTTGCCCGTGCCTCTGGAGGACCTCATCCTGCGCCTGCATCCCCGGCCCATCGACATGCCCGCCCAGATGCTGGTGCTTAACCGTAGCACGACGCTGGCCCAGTGGGACGTGTTCTTGGAGAGGCTGGGTACGCCGCCGGCATTTTTTGTGCTTCCTCCTGACTGCTCCGAGGAGCTGCGTCAGGAGTACATCAAGATGTCGGCCATGTGCTACTCGGCGGCCACCGGCGTCATCGACCACGACTCCGATATCAAGTCCATCCCGATATCCCAGACGAGCGTCGACCTGTTTGACCGCCGTTACAAGGTAGCCACCGAGGAGATCGCCATGCTGACCACCGCCGGCAAGCTCACAGTCATGACCGAGTCCGGCTCCGGCACCCTGGCCGGCAACGCCCAGGCTGACGGCTTTAAGGCCTGGGCGGCCGGCGAGGCCGACCATATTGCCTCCGTGCTGACGGCCCAGCTGGTCAACCGGGTGCTCGACGAGTACCACCCCGGCCAGCCTCACCTGGTGAATTTTACGCTCTCCTGCGTAGACAAGACCACGCCGGAGAAAGAAATCGCCAACGCCGCCGCCCTGCGCGCCGCCGGCTACGACATCGACGACGCCGAGGTCAGCGAGCGCACCGGCTGGCAGGTGACCGCCGGAGTCTCCTCCTCCGAGCTCTACGCCATCAGGACCGCCGGCTACGCGCCGGAGCAGCGGGCCATGGAGAATGGCGGCAAACGATCCCAGGAGACGCCCTACACGCTTAACTCCCGCCGCCGCGACGCCATCACGACACTGGCCCTCCACCGAGGCACCACGCTCTGGGAGCCGGCGCGCCGCCGCCTGGAGGAGGTGGTCGCCCACCGCCTGCAAGACATCGACGAGCGCCTGGAACGGGTCACGCTGGAGCTGCTTCCCCTCTCCCCGGATGAGCAGGCCCGTCTCAAGGATGCGCTGCAGGTCCCCGGAGAGGAGGAGATCGTCTCCACCGCCCTCCAGATTGCCCGACGCCTCCAGGAGGCCCGTGACGAGGGGAGACGCCGCGCGGCGGCCGTTGACCCGTCTCTGGCCACATCCGGCCCTGCACGACCCCTGCACGGCGCAAATTCAGCCCCATCCCACGCATGAGCAACTACCGAGACAGATACATCGCCCGCGGCATCCCGGAATTCGACCCGGACGCCTGCGCTCCATACCCCATTGGCCAGGTCCCGCAATCAGGCTGGTTTCTCATTGAGCCGGCCGGCACCTACACCATCCCGGTGCCCGACACCTCCATCCCGCCTGCCAAGCGCTGGGACGTGGACGAGGTCATCGACAAGGCGGCGCTGCAGGCCATCTGCGAGGCCTACGACCCGGCCATCAACGGCGGCAACGGCATCCAGATCAACAACGACCATCTGCATCTGCGCACCACCGGCGACAACCCGGCCCTGGGCTGGTGCAGGGCGCTGGACTACGGATGGGTCGGCGGCCGTCTCTACCAGGCCGCCTACATCTCCTGGGTCAAGGATGCCCACCATGACCTCAACCAGGGCAAATACTGGGCATTCAGCACCGAGTACAAGCTGGCCGACTACAAACGCGTCTACCACAACGGCTACAGCCCCACGCGCCTGTCCGGACTGGCCGTCACCAACAACCCGGACCACGAGGCCCAGCCGGGCATCATCCTCCAATCCGCCGCGGGCGACGTGGTCGTCCACAGCCGCAGCGCCTCCATCCTCCAATCCACAACCATGAGTACACAAACAGCAACACAACGGATCCTGCACTCCGAGGGCAATCCCGCCCCCGAAGATGAGGAAAAGAAGCAGCAAGAAATCAACGCCAACAACGACAATCCCCCTCCTGCCACCACAGAAGAGGGAAAGAAAGACGAAACCAGCGCCAACAACGACACCGACCAAGAGGACGAAACCAGCTGCAACTCGGATGACGAGGGCTGGCTGGGCCTCGTCAACAAAATAGCCGGGGTGTGCGGCCTGCCCGACACGGCCACCGGAGACGACATCCTCAAGTACGTCACCGACCTCAAGACCGACTTTGACCTCCTCAAGCAGCAGGCAGCAGAGTCCAACGGAGGCACCCAGGCCCACAGCAGGGCTCCCCTCACGCGCCAGCTGCACAGCAACCGGGGAGGCCGGCGCATGGACCGCGACGTCACTCCCGCCGGGGTGGTCATCCACCGCACGCCGGAGGGCAAGGCCGTCAAGGTGCCGCAATCCGACGTCGACATGGTGACCCACTGCCGCCAGGCCGTGGACGCCGAGATCGTCAGACACGGCCGCCAGCTCACCCCTGGCGAGTACGACCGCGCCTGGTCACGGGCAGCGGAGGAATTCGCCTCCGCGCGCCGCAAGTAACTCCAATCTCAACACCTAACTCTAATTAAAATGATTATCAAGCAAACACCCGTAGAACGCCGTCTCTGGGCGTCGGGCGCCATCGGCACCGACAAGAGCGAGGGCAAGCTGGTCAAGGCATCCGCCGACGGCAAAACCATGTCTCTGCTGACCTCCGCCTCGGATATCCCGGACGGCGTTGTCAGCAACCCTGACGGACGCGACGGAGCCGACGGCAACGGAGGCGATCTGGTCCGCATGAGCCATCCGGGCATTGTCCAGGTCCGCCTCAACGACACTCCCGGCACCATCGAGGACGGCACCGACCTGGTGGCCTGCGCCGACGCTACCGTCAAGGCGGCCACCGGCGCGGCCGGCGAGGTCGTCGTGGCCAAATCCGTAGCCCCCAACACCAGCGGCCAGGGAGGCTGCCTCCATGACGCCATCCTCGTCGCCAGGCCGGCAGCCACTCCGGAAGCCGCTTCCGACAATTCCTGACCATTAACTCTTACCTCTTAACGACTACATAGCATGAGTACATCCGCAACCTACGCCGTCAACCTGCCGCTGACCAACTACATCATCGGCTGGTACGGCACCCAGACCCACGACCCGGCACGCTTCCTGGCTCCCGGCGTCAAGGCCCCCGGCCTGCTGACCACCTACAAACGCTACCTGCGCCAGGACGCTTTTGCCGCCTCGGACACCCGCAGGCCCATGTACGACTCCCCCCGCACTATCGACATCCGCGGCGAGGACGTCCCGGTGATGCTGGAGGAACACGCCCTCAAGATCGGCATTGACGACCGCGAGCTGCTCGGAGCGGTTGACGCGGAAGTTTACCGCACCAGCCTGCGCCAGGCCAAAACCCGCGCGCTGGCCCGCCGCATGCTCATCTCCCACAATAAGGAGGTGTTTGACTACGCCAACTCCGTCATCCCCGGCATCACGTCGGTGGACGGCATCACGGAGGCCAACAAATGGAGCGACCGCACCAAGCCCGTGGTCAGCATCCTGACCAGCCTCATCAACAAATTCGCCGTCAACAACGGCGTCTATCCCAACCGCATCCTGACCACGCGCGACGTCTGGGCGGACATCCAGGCCAACACGGAAGTCCAGACCATGATGGGCGAGATGGGCCGCAAGGTCCTCACGCCGGAGACGCTGCTGGAGCTCATCGGCCTGCAGGGCGACGACATCCCGCCAGTCAGGGTCATGCGCACCATTGCCTCCTACAATCCCGGAGGCACGGGAGGCGCGGAAGTGGACAACGTCAATATCGTGGGCAGCAACATCTATCTGTTTTACGCCGACGACAATCCGTCCCTGGACGACATATCCGCGCTCAAGACGCTCAACCTCGCCGGCGACGACATGTACAGCACGGTGGAAACCTATCGAGATGAAGACATTTCCACGGAATGGCTGCGCGTGCGCGGCCATCACAAGGTCGTGTTCGCCGCTCCCTCGGCCATGATGCGCATGCAGATCGCCTGATGCAGGATGGAGTGTGGAGAGCCGGGAGTTGTGATGCTCCCGCCTCCATGCTCCCTCTCAACTCTCCACTCTTAACACTCAATTTTTCATCAAGATGACAGCCAAGAAATCAACCAAGACCAACAAACCTGCCCAGGAGATGGACACCACCACTCCTGATCAGGACAAGGCCACGCCGACCGTGGAGGACACCGCTGCCGAGGCATCCGCATCGGAGCCTGCAGCCAATCCCGCCAATCAACCAGCCGTAGAGCCCGCCACTGACTGCCCCATGGGCGACAGCGACTCCGGGGAGGCAGGGGACGATCCCAGCCCCAACATGACCAGTCACGAGTACGATGACCTGCATGGTCTGACCTCCAACATCCATGACGACAGCGACTCCGGGGAGGCAGGGGACGCTCCCGGCCCCAACATGACCAGTCACGAGTACGATGACCTGCATGGTCTGACCTCCAACGTCCATGACGACAGCGTCTCCGGAGAGCAACCCGTCGCCATCCTGACCGCCGAGCGGCTCGGCCTGTCGCCCAGACAGCACATCACATCCATCATCGCCGGAGGCGTGATCAGCGGCATCCTGGCCCGGACCAAACCCTACGAGATGCTCGACCTGCGCAAGGCGGCCGAGGCCATCGGCATGTGCGACGCCATCGTCGAGATGATCCTGCACCTGGACGATGCCGCCCCGGAGGTCCCGGACGAGCAATCCGTCTCCTGACTATTAACCGTTGCCTGCCATGAATCACTGGATCACCTTGACGGCGGATATGCTCCTGGAGGTTATCGACCAAGCCGAGCTGGATGCCATCACGGCCGCCGATACGGACGGTTCTGTTGTTGACGGCATCATCCAGGACGTGACGGCCTCCGTGCGCGAGGCTATCGCTGCCAACCCCGCCAATGTGATGGACCTCACGAGGGACACCATCCCCCGCACCCTCAGGCCGGAGGCTCTGGACATGATTGCCTGGCGGCTGCTCAAGCGGTTTGCCGTGGCAGTCAGTGAGTCCCGCGACAAGGCCGCGACTTCCGCCCGCGAGCGTCTGGAGGCGGTCCGGGCCGGCACCCACCGGGTGATCGGTCCGGACGGCCGCATGCCCGTGCCTCCCGGCAAGCGTCCTTATGTCCAGGGACCGCGTCCCGCCTACGGTTCCGGAGCGCCCGGATTATTTCCTTCCCCCCGGCGGAGGAGGTAACAGTAACTCAGCCTTTCCCACTCAGCAATGCCCTCTCCCTCGGATTACATGCGAGCCAAAATCACGGTTCCTGCTGCCGGCATGTCGTCGGCGGACTGGGACGGCGTGGATCCGGACATCCGGGAGCGCTCCTATTGGACGGCCAGGGAGGGATGCTATGCCCGCGTGCAGGGATTCCGCGACCGCTGCCAGGGGATTGTGGACGGCAACCTGTCCGAGGCGGACGCTCTGCGCGAGGTCCGCGCGATGCTGCGCGCCACCGGCTACCAGCCGGAGCCGGGCACGGAGGGTACTATCCAGGACCTCAACTCCGACGCCCGCCAGCGTCTCATCCTGGACACCAACGTCGCCATGGTCCGGGAACGGGCCTACCGGGACTCCATGCTGGGGTCGCTGGCCTATCCCGCCCAGCGCCTGGTGCGTATCCGCTACAGCCGCCAGCCCAGGGACTGGGACGCCCGCTGGAGGGAGGCGGCGGCCGCCGTCAACTACGAGGGCGTGGCTACCGACGGCTCCCACATCGCGCTGCTGACCTCGCCCATCTGGCGCAAGCTCAGCCGGTTTGATCTGGATTACCCTCCCTTTGATTTTAACAGCGGCATGGGGGTGGATCCGGTCGACTACGAGGAAGCTCGACGCCACGGCCTCACGATTCCGGAGGCGACGCTGGAGGGAGCTGACGGCGAGTCGCTCAACGCCAGCCTGGAGGCGTCCATTGCCAGGATGGACGGCGACCTGCAGCAGGCATTTGTCGATGCGCTGGAGGACTGCGTGGAGGTGGAAGGAGACCGCGTCTACTACACCGACCCCAACGGCACCCGTCCGGTACACTGGAGCGAGGCGGGCAAGGTTATCTGCGGGCAGCGTCCTCCCGTCATCCCGGACACCCAGGCCAGAGCGATGGTTAAATTCGTTGAGGACCAGCGCCAGTTTGACCGGGCGCAGCGCGGCGTCCAGGGCTACGCCACCCAAGAAGAGTGGGACGCCCTGTACAACGCGGTCACCCGGATCCAGCCCACCGACGTCAAGGAGAGCGGCACGCTCTACCGCGGCATGTCCATGGAGCCGCGCAAGCTGGATAAATTCCTGGCCGATATTAAGCGTGACGGCTACCAGGCTCTTTCCACCAAGATGGTGGACAGCTGGTCGCGCGTTGAAGAGACGGCGCAGCGGTTTGCGGGCAGCGGAAAGCCGGGCAACGAGCGGGTCATCCTGGTCAACGAGGATTACAGGTCCGGCCACCGCATCGACGCCGTCGTCCGCGCCCTCCAGGAGCAAAGGCGTCTTGTCAACAAGACCGACAAACATCCCCACACCAATGAATCGGAAGTCCTGTTCCTGCAGGCCGCGCGCCACCAGGTCAATAAAATCGTCCGGGGAAAGGACGGCACACCCACTTACGTCTATGTCAGCGAGCAGTAATAACAGATCAGCCCTTGCGGCTCTTGCGCCAGTTCTGGCGGCCGTTGCCGTGGCCGTTGGCCGGCCGGCCCGTACCGGACCAGCAGGAGACATACTCGCCGCGCACAATCGCCCGGCGCTGATCTTCTCTCAACTCAGACCACGTCAGTTTGCGAGGAGTCGGCTCAGGCTCCGGAGGGACATACCCCTTCTTGCGGCGCAGGCGCGACTCCCACAGCATCATCCTGTAGTCGGCGTTGGTGAATTTCTCAGGCCCCATGTCCCCCTTATGCCTCAACCCTCAACCCTTGTCAACTCATGATCAGGTTACACGTCGATGTGATTGGCCTCCAACGGCTCCCTCTGGCTCCCGCCATCCGCGCGGAGATGGTGGCCGATGTGGCCAGGGCCGCCCGCCAGGCGGTGAGGGACAGCTTTCAGGCCATGATCGACCGCACCCAGTCCCAGGGATTCTGGGGCAAGGCCAAGCAGAGCGTCAACCCTCCCGTCATCCGGGACAACAAGGCCACCATCGACATCACCCACACAGGCGTGCGCCTGCAATGGCTGGGAGGCACCGTCAGACCCACCGGCCGTAAATCGGAGGTGACCGGCCGCCCCATCAGGAGCCTGCTCATCCCGTTTAAGGATTCTCCCCTGCGCCGGCGCTCCCTGGCCAGCCTCCACCTCCCGGAGGAGGAGGTCATGGTTCTGGGCGACGTCGATACCGGCAACGCCATCCTGGCCCGCGTCAGGCAGCGCAAGCGTCGCAACAGGGACGGCCATTACCAGGACGTCACCCCGCTGGGAGCCTTGGTCAAGTCCGCCACCATCCCGGCCCATCCGGAGGTGATGCCCTCCCGCGATCAGATGCGCGATGATGCCGTGCGCGCCGCCACGCTGGTGCTCAACCGCCTCCTGGCCCAGGCCGACGGCAACTCCACTCTCCACTCTTAACTCACTAATCCCCATACAATGGATAAAGACTACAAACTCGCCGAGCATCTCATCGCCCACCTGCAGCAGGACGACGTCCTGGCTCCGATGGTGTGCCCTACCGTGTGGGACGAGCAGGAGCAGATCGACGCCATCAACCGCGCGGCCATGGGCAGGCCCGGCAGCGTCGCCGTCACTCCGGCAGGCTACGTCCCTCTCTTAGAGATGGGCGTCAATGCTCCGATGGTGCGCATGCACGCCGTGCTGGCCGTGAGCTGTTTTGCGCGGGATGCCGGAATGCCGGGCGGCGTTCCTCCCCTCCGTTGCCTGTCCGGCATGGTGGGGCGGACTTTGCATGCCGTCCGCCTCTGGGATCCGGTTGTCGACCGCGTCTGCTACGACACTCCCTCCGTAGCCTCCGTCGAGGACTACGACATGACTAAAAGCAGGCTGACCGGCTTCCGGGGCCGGGCCGTCATCCTCTACGCTCCCGTCAATTTTTAATTTTTCCCCATCCTCACCTACAACACACAACCATGGCTAAGACCAATACAACCAACAATACCGATACGACCGGCACGACTCCGCAGGCTCCCGCCCAGGAGGACGCGCTGGTGTTAGTCCGCGTGACCAAAACGGGCACGCTCATCAATGGCGCTTACGGACGTGCCGGCGCTACCGCCAGAGTGACAGCCTCCCAGGCCAGGTCTCTGGCGGCGGCCGGGCTGGCCGTCATCGTCGGCGTGTAACTGCCAACCATCAACCCATCACCAATCACTGATATGTCCAGATTTATTATCCCCGGCCTGATCATCGGCTCCAAGGTCAGTATCGCCAAATTCGGAGCCGTCATCAGCAGCGGCGAACCGTCCAAGACCGTGTCCGCGGACTGGCTGCCCGTCCCCCCGACAGCGGAAGCCCCCGGCCCCTGGCTCTATATGGGCAGGATACGCACCAGCAACCCTCAGATTGAGACCAAGACGGGCGAGATTGAGGGCACCAACGACGGCGGAACCTACGAAACCGAGGAGCTGCAGTTGACCACCAAGCGCAAATTCCTGTTTGCCAGCAACTACATCACCCCGGAATTCCTGCAGCTCTCCTTTGGCCTTGCCCAGGACTGGGGCACGGAGCAGGTGGTCTTTGGCTCCGGCTCGCCGCAGATCGACGTCTATGTCTATACCGAGTGGACGGACGCCTACCGCGACGGGGCCAGAATCATGAGCGCCTGCATGCCTGGTCAACCCGGCCAAGGCTGCCTCCGATCCGTCCCTGGCAGAATTCGAGCTCAGCGTCATCTACAATCCGCTCTGCAAGCTGACCCCTGACGAGGACTACGCGGGAGCATAATCCCGTCTTTCCCCGCGGCGGCGTCCATACCGCCGCGGGGAAACACCTCTAACGCCTAATCACTGATACCTGTTATGCAACTGCTGATTGACCTGGCCACCATGGCCGTCATGTTCCCCGGCGGCATCCCGGCCACCGACTTGTCCCTGGTGCGCGGCGACAAGATTCCCCTGCGCGTCACGCTGCTGGATGAGGGCGCTCCGGTGACTCCCTCCGGCTCCAGACCGGCGCTGGCCGTCAAGACCGCCCTGGGAGACGAGACCCTGGTGCTGGCCGCCACCAATCTGGAGCCGGTCGATGATGCCCTGGGGCCGGCTTATGTCGGGAGCCTGTCGGTCAACACGACCCAGTTGATTGCGGCAATGAACAGCGCCGCGAGCATCGACCTGATCGGTGAGGTGGTCCTCATAGCCGGTGATGGTTCCCAGCGCACCTCCTCCCTGATCAGGGTAACCGTGCGCCAAGACATCTTGCCGGCGGATGTTATCCCTCCGGAGGATGTGCTGGCCGACTGGTCCGAACTGGTAGCCGACGCCCTGGCCGCGCAGCTGCCGGACGCGCTCAAGGAGGCGGGCGTGGAATTGGAAGCGGTGACCGGGCAATCCACCTTGTCCAGCGGGACCGCCGCCGACACCTGGACCATCGTCGGAGGC